AGTGTTGTCATCAATGTAGCCTGTAATATTGAAGAATTCACATAAACGCTTGTCTGTCCAAGGCTGAGAATAGTCATTCATGAATGGATAAAAATTTGAGTGTGGATGTGCATCAATCTGCGTAACTTTAAAAATATACGTAAACACTTTTGTATGTAAGTAGTTATAAAAATTTTTTACTTCTAACTCTGTGTTAAACTCTATGTGATGCGCACTTTCTTTTGGTTTAACATTACCCCAACATACACTTTGTCTATATTCTTTATAAGTTTTTCCATCAGCTCTAACATTGTCATGATATACTGTTTTGTCGTAATCGTCATTCCAGTATTTTTGTTTACCCGTGCGTCCGTTACTTCCACCAATCATTAACGACAACACAATAGTCCAATTACGCATAATAGATGTTTTAGTGTGATTCGCTATAAAGTCTGTCGACTTACTAATGAGTTTATCTAGTAAATCATTACTATTAAACTTAACATAATCGAAACGCTTATTACTCTTAACGTTATAAGTAGTTATTGCTATATTCATATTGAACGCTCGTTCAAATAATGAATTAACTTGTAAACTATCTAACATTTCTAGATTTGTCATCTTATCACATATACTAACTTTGTACTTATTATAATCGCTAGTTTTTTTATATTTTGCAAATGGATCTTGCAGCCAACGAATTGGACTAATGTTTACAGTTTTGTCACAATGCTTGATAACATTTGACAGAATCTGCAGATGAAGATTCCTATCGTAAGGAGGATTCATGACACAGACATCTAACTTCATATTGTTCTCTTCGAATAATTTATCTATATTCTTCCATCCAAAATTTTTCATTTCTTCATAAAGTCTGGCAACGGAATAGTTCGAAGAAAGCCTCTATTAAGGTGTCCATCACCGAATACAATATAGTCTCTGTATTTTTCAGCAATAAATGTCTTAAAGTAATTGTCCAGTCGTCTTACTTGTTCAGCATCTTTACACTTAATGTAGTCTAGACAAACTTTACGTTTGCCATTTTTCTTTAAGACAGAATCACCTGGCAAATATGTGCGGATTCCTGTATAAGATCGTTCATTATAGAAAAAATAGTTTGGTTGAACTTTATCTTGAATAATTTCTGTTTCTACACCATTGACATTTATTACAGAACATATCGAATCACATAACGGCAATATGTGCTGTTTGAGCCAATCGTGTTTTCCATTCAATTCGTATTTAGTCTTTATGACTAACAATTCATCACCAGGCTTGTACTCAAACAAATTGACAGCTATGGCAACATCACCAGGAAAAGCAAAGTGTTCTGACATCCAAGTGTATTTCATGCTCTTCATCTGAGAACATGCAGAACCCATAACGAATACAATGTGTGCAGTTTGACAACACTGTTGACATGCTTTAAAAATTTTGTTATCGAGTCTCGGAGCAGTGCGTTTCATTCCTTCAGGTTTAGGTTCATTGTACGGAGGATTGCCAATTATAACGTCAAACTTCATATCGTTCTCTTTGAGTAATTTATCTATATTCTTCCAGTCATTGAATAAGATAGCAGAATCATCAGAACCAAACTTTTCATGATTTACTGTATTGAGAAACTTGTCATATTTCTCTTTATTGTCTGTAATGTAAGTGACAGAATTGTTCAATGCGTAAAGTTCTGCTATTCCTTCTAAACGAATAACTAAAATCTTCTTGTTCGCAACAGGTTGTACTTTCCGATTAGTTCCAAGAATTGGAAAGTCACAGTCAAATGGACTACCAACTTTCTCAATGAACTTAAGATCTAATGTCGTGTCGTAGTCAATTTCTAGATTCGCGTTCATGAATAAACTCCTTTTAGGCTGATTACATGAATAATATAAACCTACATTTCATTTAGAAATATAATTACTTCTTGTCAAGATAAGCATGAAGATCTTTCATGCTCATCTTACGTTTGCCGACCCAGGCGGGAGCTTCACCAGCATTAGGTGTTCTAATGATGAAGATGTTCTTGTACTCTTTCGGTCTGGGCCAGTTGAAGTAACAGTCTGACATAACGATGATTCCATCATAATGCAGCTTGTTCTTGTGAATCATCTCAAGAATGCACTGAGGATTTGTGCCACCGCCACCATACACATTAGATTCGTGAATAGATTTAAGTTGCTCTTTAGGAATTTCGCATTCACAATCCCACCAAGCAAAGTGTACTTCAGCTTCAAACTTGATGAAGTTGTTGACTGTTTCGACGCATAGCTTGATGTCTTTCTCACTCATAGAACCAGAAGCGTCTGCGAACATGCCAATCTTGAATGTCTGATCATGTCTCTTGCCAGGAATGAGTCCGGACCATTCTGGCAGACGACGATTGACTTTCATCCTAGAGTCAATTAGACTATTAGAATACGCAGTGCCAATGAAGTTACGTAATGCAACTCTCGGATCGACTATTTGACAGTTCGCAGCCATTATCTTTTCACGAAGATGACCCGGCATGTTGCCCCACGTTGAAGCATCAGTCGAATTTACTCGTTGAGTGATAGAAGCGTTAGCTATGTCATTCTCACCCCATTTCTCAGTCTGCTTTTCACCATTACCGCCGCCATCAAAGTGTTCTTTGAGAGCATCTAGCATGTCTGAATCTTTATTTGAGCGAGACCCTGTCTTTGACTTACTGTCTTTCTCAGAGCCTTCGTAATCCTTGCTGTCAGTTAATTTTCCGCTGCCGCCAACTTCGTCTTTTGTTTCTTCTTTACCCATGCCTCGATGATTTTTGCCAGTAGACTTGCATGGAGGAGCACCATTGCCAGCATTTGAATGCGCCTTTTTCTTGTTTTGTTCTTCGTATTGCAACAACATCTCGTACAATACTTCTAGCTGACAATCTCTGTCATGATCGTAGTCTTTTGACAACATCTTCAAGATTTCAGGATGTTTGTCGTTTGGTAGCTCATTGCCAAACTGTACAGACTCGATGTCAGCATTGAACAAGTCACTGATCGACGGGTCATAGCAGACAATGTTCGATGCAACGTAATTGTGTTTCGGACTAGGCATTCTGCGTTTGGTGCAGTGATGCAACAGAATCCTGTTGATTTCGGCACACAGCAAAACTGCAAGACACGACGAGTTGATTCTGTCCAAGAAAGCAGGATTGTATTCGAGAATAGGATGGACACTGTCGAGCATATTGACTCTCAGTGTGACACCTTCTTCTTCTACAGCGTGTCTCTCGAATAGATTGTAGAACCTATTGTAGTAAGAACAGTTTGTGCTAATATGCAACAACGCCAAACTGAACTTTTCATCAATTGTCTGTGCCATATTGACTCCTTTTGAATTACAATAACAATATAAAAATTCTACATATAAAGAAAAATATAGAATTAATCACAAACGTTACATATCGTCAATTAGATCAAGCATCGTGTCTTGCTGCATTAAATGCTTTAGGTGTTGAGCAACAGTCACATTGTTCAACATAATTTTGTCATAACGGGCGCATGTCAATTCGGACAAAGCATATGCCCTAAACTTAGTAGTGTCTTCTAGAATCTTTCTAGCAGACATTACAGCATCTGCTTCTATCAGTGCACCATAGTCATATACTCTATCGACACTGCTCGGTAGATTGTTGTATTGAACAACTGCTTTGTTAGCTAGCATCGGTATTTCATAACAAAACTTATATGTAACAGCAATCAGTCTTCCGTCTATTGTTCTACTGATGTTGAAAACTGTAGGGTATTTCTTTGGTAGTGAATGTACATAGCTTACTTGCATTAAATGACCTCACTTTATTCTAAATTCATATAAAATATAGACAAAAACAGAAAGGCGTAAAATATATTACGCCTTTCCTTAGTTGCTTATTGTCTATTACAACATTTTCTTGTTGATAAGCAGCTGAGTGTTCAGCGCCTTGAACAATTCGATGCCAAGCTGAGAGACACGATACTGACCGCGTTTGCCAGCCTTTTCAAAGATGCCGTGACGATTGAAGAAGCTACGATAGAAGCTACCAAAACTGTACGAATACTTGCGGAACGATGTGTGTGTGATGCTGTTCAGCCATCTGAATGACAGCGGTGTGTGATTATTAATGTATTCGTAACGTATAGTGTTGCACGCACTTTTGATCGATAATGTATAGGCTGCTACAATGTTAACACAGTTGTCACAACAGAGCAACACCTGATCCCAAGTAAATGTCCCGAGCTGAATCGCAGTCTTCAGCAGATCGAAATATCCCTTATTCTCTGTTGGACGCTTAAATGTGATAAGATGATCATAGTAGCCTTTCGTGCCTTTGCAGTAAATGTTCATCTCCCGAACGAGTTCGGCGAGTTTCTGGTTCTTCGGATAATTGGTGATTGTAATCATAGCGTTGTCCTTTTTTTTGATTTGGTTTATGAATACAATGTAAAAAATCTCTGTGTTGTAGAAAATATAAAGATTTTTTATATAGCAGCATTAGTCTATGCTGATGCTCACTCGTTCGAAGTCTTCACCAGATTCAAGCAAATCGTAAAGCTTGTTGAACACCTGACGAGCTTGACAACTATTCAGAACAATCTTCTTGTTCTGTTGAATTGGCTGATCATCGACTGTCGGGTGAATGAAATCGATAGTTTTGTGTATCGCCATACGCAACAGTTTCTTGAACAATTCATTATTCTGTTGACGAAGCTCATATAGACTCTTATTGAGTTTTCTGATATGTTCGCGATTCTCAAAGATATACTGTTCGTATTCGTTGATGCGACGTTTTATGTACGTCAATACTTCGACGTCTTGCAGACTCTTACCAGAAACATATTCACTGTAGTAGTTCAAGTGTTTGTTGAACTGACTGATTGACTGTTCAAGCATTTTCTTGTTATTGACAATGTCCTTGCGACAGTCTTTCATTTTATGCGACAAGTCGCGAATCTGATTGATCAGATCGGGGCGTGCGTTCTTGACAGCAGCTTCGATTTCGAGAATAGTAAGTTTCTTCATTTTTAAACTCCTTTTTTGATTTGGTTTAATGTAATCGACGTTCATTATATCAATTACAATATTAATATAAAAATCTATGCAATTAAGACAATCACGTAAGACTAGTTCTAAGAAGCAAACATATTATGCACGTACTTCTTTCATAGACAGCAACACACAGTCATATGGCAGTCTGTCTGTGTCGATGTCATTGTAGAACTTTTGAATAGCGTGAATATGTTTGACTGCATAGTAGTACTTGACGCCTACTAGAGAATCATCAAACTTGAATTCTGCTTTGAACTTCATAATCTTACTCCTTTTTTGAATTTCTAGTACAAATATAAAAAATCTATAATTCAACACGAATTATAGATTTGAAATTCTTAGTTACTGAAGAAGTCTTAATAGTCAAAAATAAAGTTCATCATCTACATTGTCATCATCATAGTAAACATCATCAGATTTGACTTTTTCTTCAAGCACTTCAAGCATAGAGACTATTTCTGTATACAACTCTCTTACCATTGACGAATCATCTTGAATCATAGTCTCAAACTCATCAAGACTGATGATATACAATACGATTCTGTCGTCGTAGACACGCATGTCGACATTAAAACCGACTTTGAGATCTTCTCTGAGTTCTTGCAAGAATTCGTCAAAAGGCTGATATATGATTTTGTCTTCTATAAGAGACTTATCAAACATGCAGCATATTTGACGTCCATTTTTGCTACTTATCGCAAAATGCAAGTCATCTGACTTGATGTATTGCAGGTTATTGTATTTCTTGATATAGTTCTTGACTGAAAGTGTCAAACCTCTCAAAATTTTCTGTGAATCGGTCATGTTAAACCTCATTTTATATAGTTTATGATCTATTTATATATAATATAAAAATCTTTATTTCAAAAGCAAAATAAAGATTTGAACATTACTGATTGCTACTTGACGAGCTGTTTCAATTCTTTCTTCTGATGTTCTGTCAATTCAATCTTGACAGAATCTATGTCTTCTATATCTGTAAACTTCTTATCTTTCATATAGTCTAGACAGACACAGTCGACAAACTTGTCGATCTTGTCACTACGTGTCTTGTTGCTTTCAACATATGCGTCATACAATTCTGTAAGCCAATCTTGACGCTCTTTTACATAGTTCAGCAAGTTTTTTAGATTGCAAGCCGCCACTAAGTCTTCTATTTCCATGTCATATATTACTGCTGAGATTACTGCTCTGTAACCAGCCTCAAATTCACACATGTATCGATTTGTCTTGCCAGTCTCTTTGTTCAGATTGTCAATTGACATCATGTCCATGTTGAATGGTTCACAGTTCTTGTAGCATGGTGCAGAATATTCGCCTTTTGCAACACCAATATGAAAGAAATGCGCACCTTCATGAATCAAAGTCTGCAATCCGACGTCGTCAAGTTTCAAGACATGATTCTTCTGGTCATATACCGCGTGCTTCTTGTTGAGCGTGACACAATCTATGCTATACTGATTAGTGTACGTGCCACCTACACTAGCATCAATGTCATTGATCAGAACACCGCCAGTAGGCCGTTCTTCGAGTTCTTGCAACAGGTCTTTCCAATATGCTTGAACTCCAGAGTTGTCATAGTCTAGTTTCAAGTCTTGAACATTGCTGATAAGCAAAGGTCTTTCAAACATTGTATACTCCTTGTTGAATTTCTAATACAAAATATAATTCAATTTAATGAACTAGATCGATATTTTTCGAAAAATATATGCAACAAACGTCAGCTAGCTTACTAGCTGACGTACTAGACTTTTTCAACCCATAGATTAGTCTAGTCGAACTATGACTGAGCTGGACAAAGGAATCTAACCAGCATCAATCTCTTTCAAATTCTACCTTCTTTTCTCTTTTGTAAAGCTTCTTTGACAGTACTACTCTGGTTCTCAAAGTAGAACCGTTGTTAGTTCCTTGAATTCTTGTTTTACGAAGCTGTTCAGTTTCTTTGTATTGCATAATATAGTAATTATATGTTCTTAGTGTCATTTTTTGTTAATATGACACTAAGAATTGGTTGTCTTTAATGAATTACATGTTCGTGAACAACATCGAGCATCTTCGGAGACGAATACTTCTTGATTCGACGAATAGCTTGATCGCGGAGCTGCCTTATACGAGAATGACTGCTTTCCATGTGCTTGCCGATTTCACGCAAAGTGTATGGCTTGTCACAGCCGATACCGTAAGTCTCACAGACAACTCGCTTTTCATCGTTAGGCAAGCAGTTGAGCATGTTACTAATCAGCAAATCAGATTCTACTTTTGCAGCAACATCATAGTTGTTCTTGTCCTCGATGATGTCTGCTAGTGAATTCTTAGAATTGTCATACGCAGGACTGTTGAAGCTCACGATGCTCTTGTTGATGCTGTCATATATTGCAAGCTTGTCATCTTTCTTTGTAGAAGACTTCTTAGACTTATTGATAGCTACAGTCTTGTTCCATGGAATAGAAATCAAGTTCTTGTTCTGTTCAATCGCAGAATGAATAGCAGCTTTGATCCAGTACAGAGCGTAAGTCATGAAACGAGTTCCGCGCGTGACATCAAACATCTCTACGGCACGAATAAGTCCGCAGAAGCCATTTGAAATCAAATCTTCAAGAGCCACACCAGCTTTTCTGTAGTCAAGTGCAATCTTAAGAACGAGTCGTGCATTAGCAGTAACAATTTTGTCACGAATCAGACAAGACTTAGTCTTGCTATATACTTCGAAATATGCACGTTCTTCAGCAGGTGTCAGTTTGACAGTCTTGAAGATATCTGCTTTGTATTTGTTGAAAGAAGAGTTAATCATTATGTTTTTCCTTTTGTGTTATTCGGTTTGACAATAATAATATAACAAATTCTTCAGTAAATAGCTCAAAAAATTTTCAAATTGTTAGTTACATTCCAGCTTTAGGTAGCGTCACTGTTCTAAGAAACAAATGATTGTTGTCAAAGTCCTTTACCCAAGTCTCTACACCAGTGTAAAAGTCATCTAAGCTGTACGCATGAACAGCTTCTTCGAACAGCATCTTTGCTTTTTCTGGATCAAATGTCGCTTGTCCGTATTGTGACAATACCATATCATTTCTAATGTAGTCGACAAAGTATAGCTTTTTCATGACAGTTTCCTCACTTTTGCCTAATCATTACAGTTAGCTTGTCAAACAGTCCGTCGATTGACTTTAACATAGAAGATAGTGTGTTTGTAGCAAGTTCAATCACTTTAGAACTGCATTCAATAGCTTTTGGATCAATCTTGCAAAGCTGTTCATCTTTCTGTCTAAGCTTCTTAGAATATATTGCATCGACATTCCTACAAAGCGTTTCTACATCATCTGCGTAGAACCACGCTTTGTTATCTTGTGTTTGTTTTAAACCATTTAGTAACGTCAGATAGTCTTGCGCAAAAGTACTCATTTCGGCTTTTTCAGTAGCATCATATTTGACAATGTCTTTGTCACTGAATCTGTAGATTGAACCAGCATCAGTCATGCCAGAATTGTACATAATCTCTTCTAGAACATCTAGGCGATTCTGTGTAACACGATACCAATCCCATTCATAAACGTCAACATCTTCAAACGATATTTCGTTACGTTGAACTATATTGATCATTCTCTTCTTAGAAGCAGATTCTGGGCTCAGAATGGTTGGTAAATAGACAAACAGTGTGTGTCCACAATACATGAACGCTTTGACCCCGTTTGTCAATGTATTGCATTTCGGAATGTCAGTAGACTTAAGAATAGTACCAGATTCTACATCAGCGTCAAAATGATGAAAATGCTTCTCAATGAACATGAGAGCAAGCTTTTCTGAAATGTTCATATAGATTCCTTTTCTTTATATGACAGTATAGTACAAAAGAAAAGCAAGTAGTTAATCTACTTGCTTTGTTTCTTTAGAGCCAGTAACTCGATTCGAACGGGTAACCTATTGCTTACAAAGCAATTGCACTACCATTGTGCTATACTGGCTTTAATGGACCTACCGAGACTCGAACTCGGACTAGCTAGAATGCAAATCTAGTATGTTGCCAATTACATCATAAGCCCAAATAAAATTCTCTGTCTGCTAGAGACAGAGAAACACTTAACCAAAGACTATACGCTAAGCTTATTAATCAACTTAATGCACCATCCATCAGCATATCCCCAATAGAGATAATTACAGACTGCGCTGATAGCTTTCTTGCCAAGTTCAGTGTCTGTGCCCCATTCAAGTTTAGTGACATCATCTGAATACTCAGAATAGTCATCATCGGGATAGCTTGCATGAGCTTCAAGACCGTGTGTAGTAACAATCAACTTGTCAAATCCGCCTTCTCTTCCACGAGATTCAGCAGGCCATTTAACTACAATTTTGTTACCTACACGATAAAGATACGAAGAATCTCCATAAGTATCAAGTTCAAACTCTTCAATAATCTGTTCTTCAAACTCTTGAAGAATATCATCAGTTTCTTTAAGTGCTTCATAAAGAGAACGTCTTGCAAATTTAGATCTTATCATTAATTGACCTTATATTGTTTTTTGTTATATTTGATTTATTTATGTTGATTGATGTGTATAATATAATAATTGACAAACACGCAATACATAAATTTTTGAAAGTCGTTGCAATTAAAAGACGTTTGTCAAACAGTAAGATTAATCTTTCTAATTATAGAAGATTACCCATGTGTACGCATTTTTTTGACAAAAGACTTAGTACACGGGGTGAGATCTGCCCTCACACATACAGGTTTATAAGACCCGCTGACGCACTAATCGTCTATTGTTCGTATAAAATCTTGTCAAGCAGTAGGACAGTCATCCTAGCTGATTCTGCATGAAGTAGAACATTGATTCATGCAACTGTCTGGATTTACCAGTCTCAAGCTAGACAAAGCTTCTACGGGGATTGTCTAGCGAAACACGAACCACCTTGACAAGACTTAGTTGACAACCACAGACTCGAACTGTGAACTTCCACGATGTAAACGTGACACTCTGACCACTTGAGTTAGTTGTCAATGTAATTGAGCTACCAAGACTCGAACTTAGTCTAGCAGAATCAAAATCTGCTGTGCTAGCCAATTACACCATAGCTCAAAGAAACTTGCACAGATCGTATGCCAAACCCTAACGCATACATTATAGTTCCACTGAATAGATTGAACTTTACAGCTAGACATATAGCAAGCAATCAGTCTAGCAAACTCATTCTTGCAAGTCAGTAAACAAAGGAGCTAAAACTTTACTTGAAGAATTGAGGAAGCTTTAGTATACCAGTTATAGATCAAACGCATATTTTCAGATCCAATTTACATTCTACCAAATTAGAAGTCTGATGCAGCTACCATTACACTATTGTTCTTTGAATTATGCCATCTGTATGTAGTATCATTTACTTTTTCAATCACAAATGAACTGTCTTCAAATGACTCAACATCATCGACACATTCTTTAAAACTTTTCATGCAAAATTCTCTTTTTATTACATAGTCGGAATAGCTGGCTCTGCCCCAGCGACATCCTGCTCCCAAAGCAGGCGCACTACTAGACTGTGCTATATTCCGTAAAACAAAGGCATCGCAACGTGGACGATTCGAACGTCCGACCTACTGTTTAATCGACAGTTGCTCCAGCCAATTGAGCTAACGCCGCGATAACTAAATAATAAAGTCCTGCAGAATGCGTTTTGAAGAAGCTTTGATTATTTCTTTTTAATAAGACAATGAACCGGTTTCTTATCTTATAAAGCTGCGCTATCTCATTAGACTCTAGATTCTTCTGAGACCATCTGCATTTGGCTTGCATATCTGCAAAACTTTATAGTCCACAGGGTAGGACTCGAACCTACACGTAAATGCTTATAAGACACTCTGCCTGATACCAATCGGCTATTGCCTGTGGATAGTGCCGGATGATGGATTCGAACCACCGCAGACCTTCAATCGGAAGATATCCAGTCATAATGCCATTGACCACTAGGCGAATCCGGCAAACTTTTACTTTATATCCGATCTTTCAATAAACTAATTGATTGCTAGAATCAATTTACAATATAGTAATAATACTTTCTACTTTGTCTTTTTATTGTACTCGACAAATTCTTTGACAAACAGTTCAAAACGCTTGTCAGTAAACTTGTAGAACTTGTCACCGATCCACAACTTGATTCGATAGTCCTTATTGTTACGACATAGACCGAATGGATATACGCCATTCTTGTCTTTGAACTTGATCACTGCATCAAGATAGTCTTTGCCATGCATCTTGTTGTATGCATAGACTTTATTCTCAATGTTGTTTCGACACAGATTGCTTACTTCGAGACCAGAATAGTCAAGCCAGTTCTTGTGCTTCTTGATGAAGTCACGAATCTTGCTTTCTTGATACTTAGGGCTGTAATAGTTTCGCATTTTTTGTTTTCCTTTTTGAAGTTTTCTGTTTGACGTGTACAATATAATAACTTTATTGGCGAATAGTACAAACTTTTTTCATTATTTTGCAACTATCAATCAAAAAGTAAATTAAGCGTTAGACAAGGTTCGAACTTGCAATACCGGGCCGGAATCCAGGCAGTTTACCAATTAAGCTTACTAACGCGAAACAAGCTTTCGCTATGCTGTTTTGAGCATCCTCGGCTTGTAGAATGTCTTCAGTCTGTCGAGTTCTCTAAGAACTACTTTCGAGATGTCTGACAAGTCACAATTTAATTCTTTCAACTTGTCATTGTTTTCTTTCAAGTCTTTCTCAATCTTGTTCAAGTCAAGCTTCCTGATAGAACAAAGCTTCTGGTCCATTAGCCATACTGCAAGTTCTTCTGCTTTCTTCCAGTCAGTCTTAGTCTTCTTGACAATATACGGTAGCTTGTTCAAAATATACCTGACAGGATCTTCTGACTCTAAAGCATCTTTGACTACATTCAAGTGCTTTACTGCATCATACTTGACATTCAGTCTGTCGATCTTGTCAGAAGTAAGTTCGATTTCTCGACTAGTCATCTTAGACTCTACTTCTTTACGCCAATCGATCCATTCTGTCATCAAGTCCAGCATGTTAGGCACTAGCACATCTACTTGAACATCTTTGTCGATTGCTGTACTCTTGTTTCGGCGAATAGCATAGAACCTATAGTTGCCTGTCTTGCTAAGCATCTTCTTAATTCTAGTCTCAAAGAAGTCTTTGTTCTTGATCAGTACTTCTAGCTTCACTGGTTCAGACTTGTTAGCACTGTCATTGACATACACGACGTGTCCGTCTCTAATAAAGTCAGTCATTTTGTCGATGAACGAAGAAGGCACGAATCCAGGACAGTAACCAATTATAGTCAGCAACCAGTTTCTGCCTTCAGGTTCAAGCTTATACTCACATTCATACCTGACTTGACCTTCACCTTTGCTGTACAGTTCTGCGAGCTCTGCTTGACTAGAGACAAGCTTTCCACCGTAACTGTAGTCTGGCCCTTTGACATACTTCAGCAAGTCTTCGACAGTAGCCGTCTTGCCCTTCTTGACAATCATCTTCAATGCTTCTACGATCTCTCCTAGATTGTGTGCTGGAATTGAACAACTCAACCCTACAGCAATTCCAGCGCATTCATTGACAAAGAAGTTAGGAAATCTGGATGGAATCACTACAGGCTCCATCAAGTCTCCGCCATAATTAGGCACCATGTCAGCTACAGGCATGCATTCTAGGCACTTCATGCCAATGTCAGAAATCTTAGCTTCTGTGTATCGATCGGCTGCTGGACCGTTGTTGATATCGCCAAAGTTGCCTTGTCCAGTCAAGACTGGATAGTCAGAATTGACAAGATTTACGAGAGAACCATAAGCCGAACCGTGGGCATGCCATTTTCCCATACAGTCACCTACAAGTCTTGCGCATTTGACTGTCTTAGAATCAGGATATGCTTTCAAGTCTTTTGCTGTCCACAACATTCTACGTTGTGCCGGCTTAAATCCATCCCTGAAGTCAGCTAGAACTCGATCTTCTAGAATGTCAATACCATAGTCGTAGATATTCTTGTTGAGAAGCTCGTCAACATCTGCTTGCGTAATCTGTTCTACAGTTTCTTCTTGTTCTTTCTTGATAAACTTCTGTTTCATATTCGAGTTACAGTATAGTCAAGTCTTACTGAAATGATACTCTATTCTTCTTCACCAAGCAGTTCTTCATGATCTACACCATATCTTGCTTCACACATGTCATCTAATGACTTGACAGAAAGACCGTTGATGTCAGTGACAAGATTGAGTTCTTCTAGCGTAAAGAACTGTCCATCTAACAGAGAATCCCAGATTTGTGATATAGTCATATGTTTACTCTTTTTTTGGCTTGTCAAAGACAATATAATATATTTCAAAAGAAAAAGTACAACTTTTGTTGTACTTTTTCTTCAATTTCTAGTCTTTGATACCTAGCAACTTCTTTCTGTATGCTACATCATCACCCATAGTCTGATTCAAGACTTTCTCTAGATTGTCTGTCCATACAATCTGTTTCAGTTTTCTAGTCTTCTTGTCAAGACAAAGTTCTGACAACTGCTGTGAATTACACTCACCCCAGCCTTTCAGTCTCAGTACATCGTAGTTCTTGATGCCTTCTTGTTGCATCTGCGCATCAATTTTCGCTCTTGTCATAGCAAACTTCTTTCCACCGACATAGTTGCCGATGAACAACGGAGCATCTACTACATACACATGACCATTCTTGATCAACTGCGGCATGTACTTGATGAAGAAAGATAATAACAAATTTGCGATATGTTGCCCATCGATGTCACTGTCACTTAAGATTATTACTTTTCCAAATCTCAACTTAGTCTCGTCGTAGTCATCTTGAAGTCCACATCCTAGTGCAGAAACGATCGTCCTGATCTCTTTGTTGCCTTCTTTCTTCTCTGCCTTGCTGCCGAACAAGTCTGCAGCAGAAGCTTTTGCAGCATTTATGATCTTTCCTCTAATCTTCAAAGCTGCTTGATATGGCTCTCTTGCTCTACTGAAGTGTCCACCTGCTGAATCACCTTCTACGATGAACATCTCTAAGTCAGAGCTGTTCTTGTACTTTCGTCTGTCAGCATCAAGAAACTTGTCAGAAATGAACCTAGAGCCATTGTTCAGCTGGGTCAAGCCTTTCAATAGTGCTTTGTCAGCTTTCATCTTCTGTTTCTTGGCAAGCATCTCTTCAGCGTACTTGACAATCCTGTCTACAAGTTCTCTGTTCTTCTTGAAGAACTTAGTCAAAGGCTTCTCTAGAATGTCAATGACTTCTCTCTCTACTTCAGAATTAGTCAATTCATTCTTTGTCTGGCCCTGATACTGCGGCTCTGCTACTCGACAATGAATTGCTCCGACAATCCCTTCTAGCAAGTCTTCATTGAGCACTTTCTGCTTGCTGAAGCCTTTCAAGATAGAGCATACAATTTTCTTCAATCCAGACAGATGTGTACCACCGAGATTCGTGTAGCAGACATTGACAAATGACTTGAAGTCTGTTCCGTCACCTCTAGTAAAGTTCAACGCTGTGTCTAACTTGTCATCAGAGTATGTGAAGAGACCGTCACTTGCTTCTTTGCTTGCTACAAGCTCTTCTAGCCCTTTCTCACTATAGTACTCTGTGACATTCCCGTCAATGTCAAGCATGATATGCAGCTTCGGACACAAGTACTGTATGTCATGAAGCTCTCTCTTCAGTCTTGCTACATTCAGCTTGATGCTGTCTGTAAAGATCTGGCTATCGGGCAACCATTCTACTACAGTTCCAGTCTTCTTGACATGCTGCTTGTACTCTTCAGGCAACTTGCATTTCTCTACTTCTGTCTGTGCAATGCCTCGAGCAAACCTTTGACTGTACCATTTCATGTCAGCACTGTTGTTAGACCAGACCTGCATATACTCAGAAAGAGCATTTACTGCAGAAGCACCCACTCCGTTCTTTCCAGAAGAAGTCTTGTAAGAATCATGATCGAACTTGCCACCAGCATGAATCTTTGTCACTACTGCAGTCAGACTGTTCATTCCAGCAGCAGCATTGTACCCTACTGGAATGCCTCGACCATTGTCAATCACAACAGTCTTTCCAGTCTTGGTGTCGTGCATGACTACAAGCTTGTTGTTCTGTCCAGCAAGCCATTCGTCAATGCTGTTGTCAACAATCTCTCGACAAAGCCTGTACAAACCATCACTAGGATTGCCAGAAGGACTGCCGATATACATGTCTGGACGCTTGCGAATTGCTTCTAGTCCAGTCAATACACTAATGCTGTCTGCATCATACTTCTTCTCTAAGTTTTTTTCACTCATGTTGTTTGTCAGTATAGTCACTTTTCAGCATACTTGTATAACTTTCTTCACCAACTAGCAGTAATGAAGTTTCCATCGAAGTCATATCCGACGACTTTCTTGTCTCTCTTAGCAATCTTCTCGCTCAGCTTTCTCAAGTACTTCATCTTGCATCTGTGTATGTAGCTCCAGCTGCTCTTCTTCTCTCCGAAGCAATGGCTCGTCATACTCTACAATGTCAGGTTCAACTTCTTTCGTGTAGCCGGTAATGCAGAGACGAACTCGTGTAACAGTCTAGTCTGTATTTCATAAAAAAAAAATCCTCTTGAAAATGTGTTGTCAATAAGTTAATATATACTCAGTTTCTGTTTAGAAGCTAGCAATTGCTTGCATAAATAAAAAATGTCTATGCGACCATAGAATATCGCATAGACATCAAAATGAAAAAATACTTAGTATTTACATTTCATTTTTTAAAGAAACTTACACATTTCAGCTGCAAGTTGTCAAAAAGAAGCATCTTCTCTTCTCATGCCCTATATAAATAAGATGTCTATGTGTGACCGTAGAACTTTACTATCACAACTTTTGAATCTTTTCAACAACAGCTTCGACAAGCTGGTTAAAGTCATTTGCAGTCATAATGACTTTCTCATGCCCTATACAAATAGAAATGCTAGGTGGATAATTGTTCATCCCCACCTAGCAAAGGAAATAATATGAATTATAGTAGTATTTATGCCAAGCTAAGTTATGGACTTTACAGCAAGTCAGACTACTGCAACATCACAGACAACTATGTCATTCATGAATATGACTTGCATCATAAAGATCTTCCAGTATATGCATACTATGACAGTCTGGCAGAAAGACGTTCTGCTCGTGAAATGATGGAGTATGATGTCAGAGAAGAGTTCAAAGACGTCAAGATGACAAAAGAGAAGATTCTTGACATGCTGCATTTCAAGAAAGGCAAGAAATCACTAAGATATGTCATCTCTCTAGCAGAGATTCTCAAGTATGTCACTGAACGTGACAATATAGTACACTCTATCAATCTGTCTAGTTCATCTGCTACTATGCTCGCTCTGTTCGGCTATCAAGTCAGAGCATCACGCGTCATTAAACGTTGCAAAGAGATATTCTTGTTGAAAGAGGTAGACTCGTTCTATGTCTTCAGCCCGAGACGTAGCAAAGTCGGCATGTGCAAAGCATACATCTTGAACAAAGACGTACAAGACTTGCTGATGGAGTTGAAGAAAGAACTGAACATAGTCCCGCTTAGAGCAATTCAGACAAACGAGACAGTCTCTAAGAAAGACGTCGACATGGAAAAAGTGAAGCAGCTTCAAGACAAAGCCGTGATCTCTTCTAGTCTTCATATAGTCAATCCTTGTTCTTCTAGAGAAGAGTTCGAGAAGACACTCACTTACATCATTCATCGCAAGTATCCTCAATTCACACAGATGATCGCTGAAGCTGCATATGTAAACTCACAGCAGTTCTATCTAGATCATCCAGAGCTTCAGACTAGAATCAAACTCTCTTTCAAGTATTCTGATTCAGGCATTCTCACATCTATAGGCTTTAGAGCTACTAACCGGAATAGTCTCGTACAAAGACAAGAACACCGAAAAGAAGTCAAACAAGAAGACTAGGAAAGACTTCTTGAAACGTATCTTCCGGACTAGTCTGGCAATCATATGACACAAAAGCTTCTATATACCAGATTCAGTACTTCCTCAACCACAGTGTCTGGTTCTCTAACAGAGTAGACATGTATGTCAAGATGTTCGGTAGACAGTTTGACTCTCCAGACATGCGTAATGCATTCAAGTCTCTCTGCATGCCAATGTTCTTTGAAAAGTCAGATGCAACATATCTAAGAAACATACTGAACAAAGTAAAGTCTTTCAGAAATGCATCTCGTTACAGAAAGAAAGCCATACAAGACAAGCTTCTCTCTTATAGACATAAGATGCTTGAAGTACTAGGACCTTCTTTTCAGTCTGAAATCTTCTTGCATGAATCTTGCATCTACATGCATACACTATACGAACTAGTCAAGCAAGGCTGGCAAGTAGCTCAAGTGTATGACCGGATTCTATGCAATTCATCGAGACAAGTCTCTAGACCTTGCTACAGACATCGAGTCAATTCTAGACTACTATGTCCATGAGTATAGAGCAAAGTATTCTCACACATTCAATCAAGCTTCAAAGAACACTGCAAGCAGTGTTGCAAGCCAGCTTGCTATAGACTATTGTGATGAAGACAATCAAGCTTACTGTGACAGTTCTTCAAATGAAGACTCGATGCTTTCAAATGATTCTATAGAATCATGCAATGCATACAGTCATGAAAGAATGATTGCTGACTATTTCAACAATGAGTATAGAAAGCTTGCTTGTCAATTTGACATCAATAAAGAAAAGAATGATTACAGTAAGCCTTTCAACAAGCTTACAGCCCAGAAAGCGCTAGATCAATCTTCTTCTCCATATAGAAATTCTATATACAATAGTATACACAGAGCAAATACAAGACAAAGACAACAGCTTGACTACAGCTATATGATAGCAAATAGTTTCAAAAAGCAATACAATGTGCTTTTTGAACACTATTCGTGATTCTCTATAGCTTGTAATTTAGCAATTGCGATGAAGCTTATAGCAAAGCTACGCAAAGAATTCTTTGAACATGCACAGTTTACAATATTGGTTCATCGATTGTATCACAATGTGAATCTACCCAATTGCACGCTAGTTCTTCTACATCTTCTTCATCGAAATCACGCATGTCAGTATGATCTTTGTCACAAATTTCTACGATAAAGTTGATCATGATTTCACCTTCTTTTACTGATTCGCGCCATGTAGAAACTGCACTAGTGTCATCGACACTAGTCTCTATGTCTTTGTTTTTTTCACACGATTCAATATAGTGTGCAAATTCATCTATGTCTTTAGGAACACATACAAACGATACACCACTATACATTCTATCGTAACTTTGAGCCTCGGGTGACTTATTGTTGTCATACTTGCTAGCATCTATGCTAAAGATGTCGACTGATACTGACGAACTATCTAATATGACAAGTTTCAATACTTCTTGCAAATTGACTGTCTTATAAAAATAGTCAAAATCTGCTATTTGATGATCAACGTCGTTGCTTGCATATTTTATGCACATAGATTTTTCATTTTGTGCATCAGCACCTGCATAGTCAACTGATATTTCAGTAAGCAAGAATCTACTAGAAAGATTTTCGTGTTTGTTCATAAGTTGTTTATATTTGTTAATAGTTTGTTAATAAGTTGAAAAACTTCAATTTTTGTGAAAAATGGACTGCAAAAGACAACTAGCTATATACGAAACACTGTCGATTTTCTGGAGCATGTTCTAGTCAACCAGAAACACGTCTAGAAAGGCGCAAAACGTTAAAAATCGAAAAATGAGCCGCTTTTTTAGCCTATTTTTGACCATTTTTTGACTATTCTACCACTTTTTCATAGTCGAATCCATGTCCTTCACAGAAGTCAAGCAGCATGTCACGAAAGTCAAGTACTTGATTCTGTGCATCTGCTAGAGGTGTCTCGTAAATCTCAAGATTAGAACAGTTTGAAGCTTCAGCTGCTTCATAGTTCCTCAGACGATAGTTGTACAAGATCTCAGCATATGCAGTGTTGTTGATCAAGACTGACATATTGTCAGCTCCGTCATTGCACTTGCTAAGCTTGCTTTGTTCATCATACATGTCCTCAGAAGTCTGAATGCGAGCAGACCTGTCTGCTACAAACTTGCTGAAGGTGTCAGTAACGTAAGAAGTAGTCTTTGTCATATTCTATTCCTTTTCTTGAAAGATTGATACAATAATAATATAATACAGTTTTTGACAAAAGAGCATACAAAATTTCAAAAAAGTTTCGATAGCATGAACTTTGTCAAGAAACACGTTCTAGAGACACTTTCTGTACTAGCCAATAGACTATATTGACAAGACTAGAAGTCAATCCAGAAACGTGCTAGAAATTGATCTTTGAACAAGACACATATTTCTTTTGGCAAATTCACAAAAATTGTTCAAAATAGTTGACTAGATAGCAACAAAATGCACAAATTGACAAAAAACAGTCAAAAAGTATTGTTTTTTCACAAAAAACAATAAAAAATATTACACTTTTGTAACATTTTGCAAAATATGCAACTTTGACAACAGACTCTATAGGCTTTTCTTTGCCATATTTTATGAAGATGAATTGTAAACTTTGTAAAAAATGAAAGTCAGTCTTTTTCACCTTCAAAAAGTGAACTATATTATATTTTGTCGGAAGGAAAGAATAGAGGTTTATATAGGGAGTACTATGTAGAATTCTATACTAGAATATACTAGGCATAAGTATAGTACTGTATTAGAATCATCATTAGAATATACATAGAGATCATATAGCAAGAGAATCAAGAAACATTATCAAAAACGAAAAATGCTAGAGCTTTAGCTCTAGCATGCATTTTGCTTGCAAAATGCTATTGTATGTTCTTGTATACAGGCTTCAAGTCATGCTTAGTGTAGAACACGTATCTGCTTACACCATATCTGTCATACAAGCCTAGCCAGAAGTTTCTGATCTGATCTACTGTCAAGTCCAGCTTGTCAAACTTGTCATGGCTTACACATGAATTCACTACATATCTGAAGCTGAACATGTCAATCATAGCAACAGGCTTGCCTGTATTGTCTATCACTGCGGCTGTCCTGCAATGCTTGATCTTGTCAGGCCATGCACAGATCCTGAATTGCAAGTCCAAGTCTTTAAATTCTTCTGCTATCTTTTCTGCAAGCTGATACGCCCTAGGCAAGAAATCTCTCTTCTTGAATTTCTTCATACTGTTCTCTCCTGTCTATTAAGTCTATGTTCTTCTATCTATACAAGAAAAGACATGTACATTTCTGTACATGTCTAGTCGTCTTTACTGTCAAGGAGATACAGCTATGACTTACATTCTAGTACTTCTTCGAGACAGTACATTTGTCCATGTCTATCACGAACGAAGTAGCATCAAGCTCAATCCTGTCAAGCATGCTAGCTTCATGCTCATTGATGACTCCATTTGCTACAAGCTCGTCAATGCAGTTCATCCATGCTATGCACCTGCCAGTCTTCTTGCAGAACTGCTTAGCGTCTCGATAGTCACAGACAGTAGTTCCATAGTACACTGTCAGTCGGTCTTTCTCAATTTCTGGAAAGTATTCTCTTGCAGACACTGTGGTCTTTCGTTCTTTCCATGTAGTGATGATGTACCTGCCATACTGGTCTTTCTGTGTCTTGACAATTGGCTTTGTTGTGTCATACAGCACTTTGACGATCAGTTCACGCACATCATTCTTTCTGTTAGAATTCTTGATTACTATTCTCATAGAAGTTTCAGTTACCTCGAGTTATATTGTGTTAAAAGTATAGTTTCAATATGTCTTGAAAAGACTACAGCATTGCCAAGAAGATCAGCAGTAATAATGCAAGCATAGGCAGTACTGCGCTGTCAAACCACGGCAGTCCAATGAAGAAATGAAGCATAGTCAGCAGCAGAATAGCTGCTACAAGCGTAAGAAGACTAGAAATGAATCTGAACATGCACTATCTATCTGCTTTGTTCTACAGCTAGCACTTGTCCGTCTTTCAAGTCAAGCTCATCGAACACTATCATAGCATGTTCTGTTAGACAAGAAGGCTTGATGCTTTTATAGAACTGCTCTACTGCATCATTGTCTTCTAGAATCATGTCAGAGTCTAAGTCTAGATTCAATGTCAAGACTGGCTTGACATAGCCTGCTTCTTGTTCAGCTTGTTCAAGCTCCTCTTTCAAGACTTCTAGCTCTTCTTGCTCGTGTGGCAAGTAGATGTCTTGTCCAAGCTTCTCTGTACGTTTCATGTACTCGTTCTCAACAATCTCGTCAGACTGTAGCTTGTCATACAAGTCAAGCTCATCACAGAAAGCTTTCTGCCAGTCTTCTTCATGTAGCAAGTCTAGCTTTGACTTGTAGCTAAAGAACGATTCTCGACATTTGACGAGCTTTTCATACGAGTTTCTGCTCTTCAAGACAAAAAAGTTTGTCTCTTTCATCTATTCTTCTCCTTCAAGAACTTCTGCACAATGACGCCAGCTATTCTTATGCACAGTCACTGCTCTAGAATGCATACAGTCATATCCAGCTGGCAAGAACATGCTTACAAACTTAAAATAGCTATCAGTCAGTTCTTCATTGTTCTCTGTATTCCAGCACAGCATCTTCTTTGGTGGATCAAATGCTATTGGCTTGTCAGAGACATATTCTTTCAGTTCATGTCCGTGATACTTCATTTCTTCTCTCTAAGTGCTCTGATATCGTTCATGACTAGTTCGAAAAACATGTACAAGAACGTCAGAACACCTGCAATACAGTTCAACTTGCTGTCATATGCTAAGAAGCAGTACATGTTCAATGTCAATGCTGCTATCAAGAACAGATACATACAAGCACGTAAGATTCTGGCTTTTCGTTCTACTTTGGTGATCAGTGCTATAGTTTCATTTAAGTCATCCATAGACTTCATTCTCCTAGCTTGTTGATTTCATATGCTTGGCGTACAATCATGCCAAGTTCTTTCTTCATTCTATATGCAAGACTTTTGACTTTGTAGTCTGGCTCATAGATTCTGTAGTCATTGATTGACCTGTTGAATCTGCGCATCATAGATTCACAGTCTCTGCAAGTCTGTACATAATTCTTTCTTGCCCTAGCATATTCAGATACTAGTTTCCTGATACGTTTCTTTGTGTTTGCTTGTACTTCTTCTTTCAGTTGATCGAGAGACAGTCTGTTAATGAAATTGCATACACACGTCACAGCATATGGAATGTATACATACAGTTTCTCTTTGTCTACCACATTAGCATAGCATATCGTCTCTTCTAGCTCGCTGTCATACAGAGACACTATACTGACTTCATCAAGCAATTCTGCTTTGATGTCTAGCCGTTCAAGTTCTTCTTTCATGTATGCTATGTTATTCATAGATTATAGTATAGTATGTTTCTGTATGATGTACTACATTATTTCTATTTTGTCTATCATACTGTACTGTACAAGCTCTTCGACCCTTTTAGTTATTCTATGTTTCAAGTTCCAACTTTCTATACTGTCTCTGTTCTTTGCTAACGTCTCTAGCAATGCTTCTTTGCCAGCTTTTTCATCTATTGTTTCTGTGCTTGTAAGTTCAACCACACTAATCAAATCAATTAGCTTGTTATGTATCACATATGATTCGACACCTAGTATGTTCTTGACAGACTGTCTATATATGTTCTCGTAGGTGTCAACTGCATCTGCTTCTATGATCGACTGTACCAATGTATCATCGCTCTTCACGCTTGTGTATGGACATATAGAAAAAATCCCACAACCATATTCCATAGCCGGCAGAAGCAAGGTGTCATTCTGCAAAATTATACGCCATCGCCATGTGTTTTCGTATCCACCATGCGCATATGCCAAATCCAGTCTATTGCAATCTTTCTTAGTAACTAGCTTCTCGGCAGGATTGCTTACTGTATCGCACATTGTCATATTTCTTCAAATCTTCTATTATGTTTCTATGTACTTTAAGTGTGCAATGTCGTTCACGTAGTCTTGAATATCTGCATCAGGCTACTCACCATCTCGTTAAGCTCATTCTCTCTAGCTTTCATGTATGCAAATGACTCTGTAGCGCTCTTTGCTAGAACAATGTCTTCAAACTTCTTGTTTTCTGTGGCTATTATGTCTTTCATGTTCTCCCATGTGTGCAAGCATGCTACATACATGTTTTCAAGACCTTCTGCTATAGTCTGCATAGCTTCTCTAGATGCAGGATATAGTGACTCTGTATCTAGTTTGAACGAAAAGAAGCTCTTGTTGTCACTCGGCCATCTATTGACCATCAAGTACGGTTCTACTATTGTGTTCATGCATGTAGTATTATGACTTAGATATAGCATAGTCTCGTTGAACACTATGTCTTTGTAGCATTTCAGCCATCCAGTATTGTCAGTAAGCCGACACTTAATCTTAGTACTTTCTATGATTTTACTTCCAATCTCAAACAGCTTAGTTCCATCAGAGTACATATTGTCATTTCTCTTGTCATGTAGTGTCATATGCTTTTGTCAATCTATTTCACCTATTTTCATCTTCTTAGTATGTTCTATGATTTCTGTAAGTTCTTTCTGAGTCATGACTGCTTGCTAGCCAGTGTATTTTCACATTTCATCCAAACTACTCAATTGATCTATTTGTCTAATTAGCTCTTGTATGTTTCTTTCTTCTTTCTGTCTGGCTCTGACGTAGTCATTCTTGGAATCATAGTAACTGGGTCTGAATCCTCTGTGTGCTACTGCTGATTCAGTTTGCTTTGTACACTTGCTGTCGAAACAAAATTTATCTGCTATGTCGCTCAACTTTATGCCAAGACACCCGCTGCAATCGCTGAACAAAAATTTTGGAAAGACGCTAAGCAGCATACCTATTGCTATCACAATTACTCCTAGACACATACTCGCGACACAGTCTAGATTGTCGTTATCGAATACTGACACTGCAACTACAGATGTCAACGCTAACACTGCTATACAAACGATGTTCAACAATGTTTCTTTTACATTATGCATTTTCTACACCGACTCCTATGTCATCTAACAGTTTGTCATATTTGTCTATCATTTGCTTAGTAGTACTGTTATGCGAAATACCTACGCGTCCAGTCAATATGTCATCTATATCGACTATGGGTGTTTTGCCGATATATCGGTTGATTGTGTCAAACACGTCTGCATCTGAAGTTTTCCAGTGCTTACCGTTGAATGTACCTGCATATACTCCGCAACTGCAGTTTTTCCAACAACCGACATTGACTCTTCGAATATTGTCTGTGTTACTGTCAGGCACACCTGAATCACAAAACTTTATGAACCAGACTGTTCCAATTCCAAAGCATAAGCCCATTATCATTATGAACAACATTATGAACATATCACACATATTAAGCCTTTTTTCACCATAAATGTATTGTGTTTACTTCATTGTCGTTATTCATGTCTTTCTTCTGGTACACATTGTTTGTCATCTAAGAACAAAGCAGTAAAGACCATCAAGAAAAATATAGCACAAACTGATATTGCGTAAAACATATTGAAAGTTCCTTTCTAGTTTCAATAGGACATTATCTTATTCTAACTGTTGAATTGAATCAACAATGCTTTTCTCTAGTAATCATACATAGTATTCCAGTCATCATAATAACTTACGTTATTGCTATTACATCTTATCACAGGAATCTGAATGTAGTACAAGCAATACTACGCCCATCATTATGCATAAGCTTGCAAAGAGCAACACGATGTAAAATATTGTTTCTGGTGTAATGCACATATTGTAATTCTCCTATTTTATCGTTTGTGTTCTACAATATAGTTTCGACAAGATATTCTAACATCAAGAATCTATGTTACTTTTTTGTTACAAATCGTGAGTGTTTGCATGTGAGTATCGAGATATCTCGTAGAATCTATGCTGGTAGCTACGACAGACCAAGCCACGAAAAGCCGCGTCGGCGGCTTTTCGAAGAAAGCATTTTAATTAAGTGGTTTCTCGAGCAAGATCCCAAGCCGAGTTCTAACGTGATCATGCTCAAAAGACGTTCTACTTTCTTAGAATCATTTCCTTCAAGTTGATAGTGTTGGTAGACTGTTTTGTCGTGAACCTAGAGCAATACGCAAGTCAAGTACTGTATCAGCATCATGATTATAGTTTTGTTCATAGATTGTCTATAGATTGATTACAAGTTGAACATATAGAAAAAGACTTGCTATACCATATATTGACATGATGCGCTAGATAGAACAGTATGCAAATTGTCATATCTTAGACTAGCCATAGATGCTGTTGTGGCGAATCATCTTGTGTACAGCAGCAAGTCCCTGAAAGCATTGAAGATATACTGGAGGAAGTTTTTCGTATAGAAGCCACTGAATGTCAGAATCCGCGTAACCATAATAGTTGTCATTTACGAAAAAGTTTTCGTAAAACCATTTGCATTTGCTCTTGAACATGCGTTCATTGTAGAAATCAGCATTTCCGAGTCTTTCAAGAATTACGTCTTTGTAGTTACGCCACATGTCAGAAGAGACATATTCATCAAGAGCATTGATGCACTGTTGTTCTGTCATGATGGTATCGAATCGAGAATCAAGTTTTTCAATCAGGTTAATCATATTGTCATTCCTTTGTTGAGGTTTACAATAACAATAACAATATAAATTATTTTTTCGAAAAATGTACAATATTTTTCAATTATTTTGCAACTATTTTCCAGACTTTATGCCATAAGTTCATGTCAGACTTGAAAATTTCTGTCTTGCTGTCATATATGTGTTTTCTGTCAACATTATTATAATAGTGTTGATAGTTTGTATCTAGCACACAATCGACATATTTTGTTGTTGTGCGAGACATCTGTAACATATAATGCATTTGGCATCAATTTTCAAGTTTCAATTACAGCAGCATGACTGGCTTTACAATTTTCTAGTAAAGAAATATCGAAATTATGACTAGCTTTTTCTATTTAATAGAAATTTTTGCATTATGTAGTCTTAATATTCTAATCGACATTGATGATTTATAGCATTAAGAGTGCAAATATCCATATTCGTATTGACAATATAGTATTTTTTTACATATCTTCTATCAATATGATCATATTTTCTTTCAATATTCTTTCAGAAATTTTTGACATTTTGTTCAATATCTGTATTTCAGATTCATTTGCATATATTTGCATGTAGAAACTATTATAGCGTAATTCTACTGTTACACACTTGACATGTGAATTTTTTGACTTGTATGTCTTATTGACAGAACCAATTCTTGTATGTTTTTCGTCAGTAGCTCTAAGTTCAAAGTAAAGATAGTCATTTGTCTTTATGACTATCTTGTCAGAAATAGATCTCAGCATGTCAGTAGCGCATAACCATAAGTCTGTCATAGCAGCATAGAACCCCACAAATCTTCATCAGACTCAAAGAAGCAAGTCTGAGGTGGTGTAATGTCGTCTACTTGTTTAGTGATAGACAATGAATCAAAGTCTATTTCTGGCTGCATAGCTCCATAGCAAGCCCAATAAAGTCCAGACACTAGATCATCATGTGATCCATTGTTAGGTCCTTTGAATACATTAGGTGACACTTCTTCGAATCTAGACAATTGCTTGATAGTTTCACCGTCTTTCAGTGTCAGTATGTTGTGTTCAATCAGTCGTTTAAGTTCAATGCATGCATCTAGCTTAGAAGTCTTCGTAGCTCTAGTGCCAATTTTGCCATTGTGGTCTGTATTCAGGACAGTTCCGCATTCTTCATCAAACCATACTTTGTCAGCCACAGTCTTGCCAATTTCATTGTTTTCGATGATCATTGGTGCATCGTTGTAGAATCTGTCAATGTCAGCGACTACTGTAGCAAACTTTTCAGCATCTATAGTATTGTCTGCGTAGCATGCTACTTGTTCAAACTTTTCTCTAGAATAAAGTCTGACTACCTGTACAACTGCATAGTCTTTGCCAGTACCAGTAGCAGAATCTACGCCCATGACATACAACGCCCCTTTGACTGGTGGCTGCCAGATCTTCATAGAATATCCGTACTTGTATTGCGCGGGCTCGACTGGAACCATCTTGTCGAGACAGTCTGGATCGACTAGTGTAGAAGTAGAACCGATGAATGCACAATTGCCATTGACAATTCCGTTCGCTGTAGCATACTTGTGATCAGGTGCGACATTTAATGGAGAATAGACCGGAAGTGACGTTTCTGTAACTTCTACGGTCTTGACTATATGTTTCTTATCATCTATAGAATCTAGAATGTCATTCGGCTTAATGTTTTCTGCAAATGTTTCAACACTGTCAATATAGAACTTATGTCCTCTTGACACAGTCATTCTTGAATTGTCAGTAAAGACGAGCTTGACAACATTCTTTGTAGTTTGCATTAGGCCTTCGAATGTATGGAACTTACCGTCAGATCCGCGAATCTTAAGGCCGACATTGATTGTAAATCATGTATGACATATTATATTTTCACCTCAATAGACTGTATATTACAATATTTAACTACAGTAAGAAAGCCAGCATCTGTTAATACTGGCAATAATTCATATACGGAACTTTCTAGTTATTGTTGAATAGAGACGCCATTGACAAGACTTACGCCTTTGCTGACCATGTCCCATGTATTGTAGTTGAACTGGATTTCTAGACTTACTTTATCATCACCTTCAGCATTAAGACTTACACTTCCGTTGTCAGTCGGGAATACGTCATAGAATACCCAGTAGTTGCTAAGTTCATTCTTCAATGCAGAATCATAGAGATGTACTTCAACTTCAGCAGTGTATTGTGCAATGAAGTCAGAAACAGCTCCACCGGGTTCAATAGAGAATTGAGATACACCTTTGGGTCCAGCCGGAACAGCATGGTTGTAGATAGCATTTTGCCATTCGAAGAAGAATCTTTGTGTAGCCAAGTCCTGAAATTCATCGAACTTTACTGTTACGTCACCGTCAGTCTTTGTTTTACCAGGATAGTGTCTGATAGAACCCATATATTGCGTATTGATCTTGTTAGTTGTCTTCTTTGGCAATGAAATCGAACGTGCTCTGAGCATCAACGTTGTTCCTGCATCATCTCCTGTAGCAGTAACAATGTTCTTGTTCAAAGTATTCAAGATCTGTGAAATAGCACTACCGCTGATGAACTTGAATCTCACTTGAAAGAGAAAGTTCTTAAGTAGATCCGGGTAGTTCAGTATGCTACTTGTATAAAGGTTCAATGATTCTGCCATAAATTTTCTCCGTATATGTGTCATCAGAACTAGGCTTGTTTTTTACTTAACTCTAACAGCTTTGTCTTTATCCAGTCTAAGTCAGTACTGATCTTTGCAAATTGTGTTTTTATGTCAAGATCGTCATAATCATTCAGTCTTTTCTTTATTCCGCTCAATTTCCTTTTCATCAGACTTAATCTTGAACAGCATTGCTATGATAGCTGCAGCTAAGACTGGACTAGCATTTTGAATTAAGTTTATTATGTCAGCCATGGTATGCATCTCCTATATGTTATTTATCTTTAAGAAACTCAATTGCTAGACTAGAATCTTACAGTGATTGTTCCAGTTAGCTGAGTTCCACCCGCAGAACCGACATATTGTACAATATTTACACATGTCTTGATGCATTCTTCTATTCCGTTTAGACAAAGCTTGCATAGCAGCTTCGTGTGTATTTGGGGCTTGCTTGAACATTTTTACTTTGAAAGTTTCAGCTTGTAGACTAAAGTCTGCTAGCAATATGACTGGCATAGGTGTCAAGAACCCTGCAGCAGTGCAATCAATTGTCCAAGCCGAAGTCGTGAGTGTATAGCTAAACAAGTTCAACAAGCCTAATACGGCGTCATTTCCAGAGTGTAAACATTTTTTTACATATAGTTCATTTGGAATGCTGATGACAGATGAACTATTGAAACCGCCTAATAGTCCAGTCATAGGTACTGTTATTGGACCAGTAACACTAGTTCCGACAAACATGAATTTGGCAAGACTGTATTCTGCTTGAAATAGACGCCAGAATTCTGTAAGTGCAGATGTTGTTGCGCTCACTACTTTGTCTGGAGTATTAGCTCCAGCACTATATTTAGAAAATATTTGTCCGTATTGTGGAAACATTATACGTATACGTTTACGTTTGGCAATGCTATCGGATCACAGTGTGGTGCTCCAGTAAACAGACAGTTTGAAAAGTTGTTGACTTTTCGTTTAGTTTGACTGGCCTGTCTTACACCATTGACTTCGACATCGACTGCATTCTTGCCCAAGTTTATGTCACTGGACTTAGCATTTATGTTTATCGTGCCTTTCTCGGATTCAATGTTTATGTCACCAGAAGTAGACTTCAGATTTACAGTTCCAGCAATTGTGATGTCTGCACCTGGAATGTTAGTAGTGACAGATGCACCGGGCTTAATCAATGGAGTAGAAGTCTCTATAGAAATTGCACCATTAGGTGAAATAGTCACGATAGATCCGCTTCTATGTGTCATTCTCATTTCACCAGAAGCACGATTTAAAGTGACACGTTCACCTTCATCGGTATGTAACAGTACCATCAAGTCGGGATATTCTGTTATTTCTTCTGGATGGTCTAGCAGTTCAGTAGTAGCATAGTTTTCTACGTTAGCTGCTATAGCTGTATAGATGGGCTTGTGATCGTCTCCGTGATCAAAGTAGCCTCTTACTATAGTGTCTACTTCTGGAATGACAAGATTGCCGCGTTTAGAGCCAAGATACGTAGATTCTGGCAAAGCCCAAGGTATAGCATTTTCTGCAATGTCATCATAAAATCCGAAAAATCTTGATCTTTACTCGTCCAAGATACAATGGATCCGCGTTGTCTACTACTTTGCCTGTCCAGCTATTATTAAACTTTTTTTCTTCAGTGTTTGAAAATAACTGTTGAACACTATTGTTGTTGTTTATCAGAATGTCACGTATGTTGTTCTTCATAACTACACCGTCAAGTTAGGCTTTTTGTTAGTACCATCAGACACCAGAGTGACAACACATTTTGCTGTCTGATTGTCACTTATTACATATTTAAGTTGTGCTATGATATAGTTTCCAGTGTAGTTTTCACTAAGCTCTTCATCAGAATTACCACAATCTAACACGACTTTTTGTCCAATATGTGGCAACGTGTTAGTGAGCAATACTTCGTCATTCTGTTGATTTACATCGAATGTCAAGTCGATTGTCATGTTGAAGAAAGAAGCTAGTATTGCGCGATTGTGTGCTGGTGCAACATCGTAATGTGCGTGTGTATTCGGCATATGATAGCCGACATCAATACTGTTGTTTGTCAATTCATACAACGACTGAATCTTAGAAGACTTGCTAGCCAAGCTTATTTCTGGATTACTGTAAGTCGTCTTCAACGCACCAGTAACAAACCTGCCAGTAAGCAAGTTCGACAATGCTAAATCCGCAGAACTGAAGTCTGTCAAAGTGTCAGCATTCAAGACACCTAATGGATTGAACATGTATTCGGTTTGCGTATATGCTTCGTTCTTTATAGTAGATACACCAGCATGATTTCTGACAAAAGCAGAAGCATATCTATAGCAATTTGGATGTTCTCCAGTTCTCTTTGCTGGAATGTATGTAGCTTCTGACGTCTGTTGTGCCAAAGTTTTACATGATGTGATTGTTGCAGCTTTAGTGAAAGCTTCTTCTATTTCGTCTTTACTAGAATTTTCGTCAAATGACTTATCATTGACAAACGAAGTGTATGTAAGCAAAGCATCATTGTCAGAAATCCAAGAATGACTCAGAAACTTGTTGACACATTGATAGACTTTGTTGTTTGTGTTCAACCAGATCATGGAATCAGTCGTTGACACGTTCGAAATAGCATCAAGTCCACCAGCATTCAACTGTGCTTTGATAGCATTTACGCTAGTCTCTGTATTAGTTGAAAACTGTATTATTGATTTTGGAGGATATGTGTATACTGAAGCAAATGTAGCTAACGCGTCGTATAAACACGTCACTATGTAAGCAGTAGTTCCAGTCATATTGTTTCTAGTAGAGTCAATGGAGACAATCTTCATTCTCATTGACACGTAAGAAGGAACTTTGTCGTCTTCGGCGTACATTCTCATAGGAGTAAACTGAACATAAACAGTCTGACCTACATACATGTCGCCAGAATCAAAGAATCTTCCAGCATCTGACATAGTAAAGCTAGCTGCTGGTAATAGCGAGAACAAGTCTTCTTCTATTATGAAACTGGCAATAGTAGTGTTCGGAATCTCTACACCATCAATAGCACCAAGCACGATTTGATAGTCGTTAGTCTTGTTACAGACCACATTGTTAGTTATTCCTTTCTGTAAGAGACTAGAATATGTAGTTGCCATAAGATTACTTCAGCGTTATCTTGAATCCACGATTTCCTATTGTCCAGTCATCAATAGTGAAGTTTGTTAGTATTTCTGCTGCACGATAGACAGTATTCGGCGTGTCAAAACAAATGAACTTGTCATTGTTTACAGCTAAGAAATAACTAGCTTGCTCAGTATGCAAGTATTCATAAAGTTGCATGGCAGCTATAGTTAGCAACAAGTTCTTCTTTGTTCTATTCATATAGCTTGACATAGCACTTTCTATTACTGGTCTTTTTGCTACTACTGTATTTCTAAATGCTTCTAGCACATAGTACAGTAAACGCTTATCTGTTATGTGTTCAGACAGTATCTTGCAAGCATGTGCGTCTAGTTTAGAAGGCGGTGTAAGCTTGAAATGTCTGAATACATTTATCAGTGTATTGTTGTTCAGCTGCATGTAGTTTTTTGAATATCCGTTACTCAATGAACTTGCTACACCTTTCACTTCTGCCATCTTTTTTGTAGTCAGGTCTATTAAGTCACCGTGTTGCTTAGCGAATCCGACATTGTCAAATAATGAAGCGAACAAAAATTCGCCTTTTCCGATTGCTGGTTGCGCAGTAGTCACTTTCAATGCGGCATCTACGTACTCTGATTGTAGACAGTCGTCTAGATTAGATTTAAGTAACAAGTTATTCCAACTTATTGGTCCAAAATTGCCGAACTTGAATCTAGACTCTTTCAAACGTTTAAGCAACTTGTCTGCATCACACATAGCATATTGCTTATACAATCTTTCTGCTTCTGCAGCAAGCTGAGGATGTTTTCCAAGCTTTTCTTTTGTCCAGAACTCATTCATCTTCTACACCAGTTCCAACAATGTTTTCAGGTCCAATTGACACGTTTATCGGCAAGATTTCTTGTAACTGTTTTACTATGACACTCTTTACAGGTGTCAAGTTGTTATCGGTGACATTCTTTACTTTGATAAGTATCTTACCATCATCGTCTTTGTCTATTTTGCAATAGAATCCGAGCATATTAAAGAACATTCTGACGGCTTTGACACTTCCTTTGCAACTTGTCAATACTGGATTAGCTGACAGTAACGTTCTAAACATTTTGTCTTGTGCAATGTTAAGTTTCATCTTTTGCTTCCTGTCGTTGAACGCGTGTCAATAGCTCTATTTCGTCTACGTCTATGTGCATCATGTCACCATGATCATTGTCATACTTGTCAAGTAAAGCAGCATAGACAGAGGAGCAGTCATTAAAGTTTCCAATTCTAGCAATAGCTTCAAGTACGCTTATATAGCAGTTCTTGCCATACGCTTTGTACATTGTGTTGAGATATCTTTCTGTAAATTTGTTAAATCTATAATATGCATTGTCTTTGTCGGTAGTCTCTTTCAGATACTGTGGAACAAACGGATCTAGTGATATCTTTCTAGTATTGTCATTGCACTCTTTTATCCATTCACCGAGAGAACCATCTGCACGTAGTAGATTCTGGATCATGATTCTTGCAAATTCAAGTTCATCTATGAAGTCGTCAACATCTACTATGGCGTGTGCTATCACCCATCCAGATTCAGCTATGTTTCCTACGTCTTCTGTGGCAATTTTAGCTATGCTAAAAAGCTTGTCATTTTTCAAATATAGTTCTTTGTAAGTATTTCTGTAAAGCTGTCCTATGCTTTCTGTGTCTAGACTTATTACAATAGGATAGCTTACAAGCTTGCTGTTTCTATTTGTCACTTTTACTGTAGTTCTACCGATTAGATCTGTTCCAAGGAACAAGTCAGACGGTCTAGTATCGACAAATTCAAGTATCAACTTTTGCATATGATACAATTCGTCTAACGTCACTACTATTATCTCTATTTTGGGCATTACCCAATATGTGACATTGCCTGCTACATCGAAGAACTTGAACTTTATGCCATTGCAAGCGTTCCATGCATCTATAATCTGCTGTTCTGTTGATTCTGAAGAATTGATAATGCTTAGCCAATTAGCGTACTTGTCTTCGTCTGTATTGATGTACTTATCATCGTAGCCCTGTCCACTAAGCTGAATTGACGCTTTGAATACCGTTTCTGTATCTTCTTTTCCATCATACTTGTCTATTAGCTTACTGATCTTAAAATGCTCTTGAGAGACACCTTTCTTAGAAGTACTATGCACAGTTATCCAAGAACCTTCGGTCGGTATAGCTGAACCCTCCGCGCCAGACGTCGCATTCTGTTCATCTTCGAATGTTGCATATGACACATGTTCAACTGGTGTAGTATTAGCGGTGTCATAACTTAACTTTCTGTCTACATGTCCAAACAATGTATTTCTGACATACGCTTCATATGCATGTGCGTCTACACCGATTGGATCATGCATCAATATGTCAAACAATATATGGTAGTCATAGCCATCAAGAACTAGATACTTCTCTCTCCATGTAAAGATTCCAGTATATGTGTCTTCTTTTCCTTCTGCATATACTACTGGTGAATCATACTTCAATATTACATTGCTTAGTTCAGTATGTACTATGTAATTGAATACGTTAGCATTGAAACGTATTTGCTTGTCTTGTTCTAGATTGTCAAGCTGAACTGTAGAAACTTTTCCGTCTTCAAACGTTTGATCTACATTGATTGAATCATTTACATTATCGATTGTCTTTTTCTGTGGTGATTCAGTGACAATTTCACCATTCAATGTCTGTCCTTTTGTATTGAATCCCCAATTTGTATCAGAAATGGTCTTAAGACTATCTTGTTCGTTCAGTCTTCTTGGAAAATTCTGATCAATGTGAATTATCCTCTTAATCATCGAATTCTCCCTTAGACAAACCAGTTAAGACTGTCAAATGCGCGTCTATCTAGACTTATGACTGGCAATGTCGGCCAGTCTCTCCTGCATGTTGCAGCAACACTAGACAATGCAAACACTTTCACTATGATAGGCTTTTCTATTGTTATAGTAGTTTCTAGCTTAGTAATGTTTTTCAAATGATACAGTACTTCGTTCTTATACTTTTTTAAGATTTTTGCACTGTTTAGCGTCAAGACGTCAACATAGTTCTTAGCGGTTTCTGATGGTAGAGACTCTACAAAGCTATGTATGTCATCTGTAACGAGAATGTATTTTATAAACAGGTCAAAGTCGTTACACAGCTTATGAATCATGTCTTCTGCGATCGAAACACCATTTTCGATAGCCCAATTGTTTATTGCATCATATGAACACATGTATTTTTTGGCAAGTCTTTGTTTAAGTTCATATATTTCTGACTTGAATTCGGAAGAATATGTGTCAAATGAACAAAAGTTGCCAGTTTCATCTGCTACTATATGAGCATCATACACATTGTTCTTTCTATGTCCTTCAACTTGGATTACAATATTGTAATTTTTTGTAGGATCTGTATTGTTCTTTATGATTTCATCGGTATTCAACGTGATGTCATAAATAGACGCACGACTTATGTCATTGATAGTAGTAACCAGTTCTGAATAGTTGCAAAAGACAAAGCCGCATGACACTGTAGACTTCACCACAGTATTCAACTGTTCAGCAGTAAATGGAAGAACAGTCGAACTTATGTTAAATATGTCAGTGTACTTATGCATATGTTTTGTATTTCTTTATAGCGTTTGCTACGCGATTCAATTGTGGAACTTTGACTAGTGTATCGGGCATCATGTCATACCATGGATCAGAAAATCCGTTGAACCACATAATGAACCACCAATAGTTTGGTGTACCAAATACGCGCAAAGACAGTAAGTCGGGTCTAGCGCGTTCATTTTCTTTGATGAACGTGTACGTAATAGAACCAAAGTCATAATTCTTGAAGTCAATTCGTGAACTATCTAGCTGTGCAATGTTATCGACAGTCACTTTTTGCATCATATTGACTCTATTTGCGGCGTCTATCATACTCTTTATGTTATTTATTGACTATGCGATAAATAGGTTATGCCAGATACTGTAAGCAATATTACACCAGATGAAGCGTTGAATAGTTCACGTACACCTCAAGATGTACAAGACAATTATGTAGCTAAGCATTGTATAGAAGCGCAAGCATACAACGATAATGATATAACTGTAACAGCTTCATCGTCTACTGAGTCAGTGCAGACTTCTAGCTGGAAAGACTGGTTTGCGTATATTGGCAACAATTCTAATCCAGACATAGACAACACGTCATACGCCGGAAATACTATAGAAGATAAAGTAAAGAATGCTGCAGAATACTTTGGCAACAATGTGTTTACGCTTGAAGTAGAAAAATTTACATTGATTCGGCGTACTTAAGAAACTACCGACGTTTGGCATAGGTGCACGATATCATACAAACGCAGTAACAGACGTAATTGATTCGTTGAACAAGTTGCTTAACAATACTACATATCAAAAAATAAATTCTTTACTCGGTGTTGAACAGATACCAGCCATAGCTGGTGGAAACGCTACAACACAAGTGTATGAAGGCTGCGACAGGCAATCGTTTGACTTGTCATTCAGAATATATTCATTAGAGCCGATAGGTCCAATGGACAACGCGACTGGATATAAGCGTGCTATTGGTGCACTATGCCTATATGCGCCAGCATTACATACTTTAGATACTAAGAATATGCTAGCAACGCTTGGTGTAAATTTTGGTAGAACAGCTAACGCAGCGTTAAACAATGTAGTTCTTGGCGGACACGAATTTATAAATCAAGAATTAGTTGAACATGTATTTACTGATAGTGAGCGTCCACCTGACACGACAGAATCAACCGCAGTTCGCGAAGTGCTAAAGTCAGTGAAAACACATACAACAAACCTGGCTAAACACGCGACAGCAGCAACGTTTAACACAGATGGAAAACGCGAAGAAAGTATAGACAATTTCTTAAATGAAGCAGAGCAGACTGTTGAAGCTGCGCAAAAGTTTTTGCAAAACAAACATTATTCTCTTATTGACAGAGGCAGAGTAGAAAGTTCAGTAAACTGGCAAACTGGCATATTTGGTGGTGCGATCTGGAATTTAACTATTTGTCCAGGCTTGTTCAAACACAAGATACCAGTGTATATCAAGTCTTGGAACATTACACCGTCTAAAGAAATTGACTATGCTGGAAATGTTGCATATGTAGATTTCGAATTGAAATGCTTAATGGATCAAGACAAGACTGGCTCTTGGTGGATTAACAACATATACGATTCAGAAACTGACGCTTACAAGAATTTGTATAAAGCACAGGTTAAGACACCAGACTAGTTGTTAGTCTTAGCAGTCTTAGTTTCATCATAAGTATTGCCGCATAATAGTTTCAAATATTGATCTCTTGTGACTATCTGATTAGTTTCAAGAGTAACATTGAACGTCATATACAGCGGTCTGGGTCTATATAGGTGTGCATTAGCTATAGTTTTGTCTTCTGCATTGTAACGCATACCGCGTGTAAACTTGACTGATGGTTCTGCTGAAAAGCTCCTTACGTTCCATAATATTGGACAGTCGGTATTCAGAGTAGAACAAATGTATTTTGGTATAGTGACATCCCAGCATAACTGTCCAATAGTGTTTGCGTTTTTGACATATTCGTTATACTTGTCTACTATTTTTTCGATGTTTTCTACTAATTCTTGTGCTTTTTGCCCGTAGTCTGGACATTTTTCAGTAAATGGAAGATTGTCATGCACAACACAACCGTAAGTCTTTCAGCGTAGTAATTAGTGTGTTCATGGCACCACTTAGATCATACTGTTTGACACTATCTATTGATGTTTTCAACTGTGTAAAATAGTTCTTATATGTACTGCGCAACAATGGTGCTGTTGAAAAATACAACATTTTTAGCCAAGTCTCATATGGTGTAGATTCAAAATTGTAACGATTGTTGTATGTGTCAGTATACACGTTGAACTTCAAGTTTATCGACATTGTTTTTCCGTTTCGTCATCACGTGCTGTGTAAATTCATTAGTTTGAACGATCGGTATGAAGTTTCCATGCGATACTACTTGCATTATCTTTGTGATTGTACCAGATTCTTTTTCATTAGTAATTCCCAACGGATCGAACATCTGTGTTCCACCACCAGTATTCCATTCAGAATCAAAACTTATGCTTGGCAATTCGCTAAGTACACAATGCAACTTGTATGGAAACTTCTTTTCATTTTCTATCAAGCCATTTGACTTCAGCATTTGTCTCGACATGTCATGTAGTGTTAAGTCACATTGCAAATGATGGACTGGTGACAGATTTTTGTTTTTATGTAAGAATGCTGAATCGTATAATGTTACAGTATGCATACTTTACGCTATGTTCGGTTGAATGCTCAAAGAAGAACCAGAATTGTCAGACTGCCTAGACATGTTGTTTGCAAAACTTGTAAATGCAGCAGTAAGCTTCGCAAATTCGTCTCTTATCTTGTCAAGTTTTTCGTTTGTTGCAACAGCGTCAGCATGTCTGTTTTGTTCATTCATGAAAGTGTCTGTTCTTGTAGTAGCAAATTGCGCATCGATGTTCTGTTTGTCGATGACTTTTGTCATAATCTTGTTAGACTCTTTAATAGCTTCGGCTATGTTGTCTATAGCACGAATTTGTGCATTCTGCGACTGATCTTGTCGTTTTGACATTTGTTCAAGTTGCTTTATTTCATTATCGTTGCTGTTCTCGCTTTCACCAAATAGGTGTTTTTTACCTTCACCAAACAACAATGAAGCACCACCACCGATAAGTCCACCTACTGCTGCACCTATTGCTGTGCCAATGCCCGGCACAATTGATCCAATCATTGAACCTATGCCTGCTCCAGATAACGCTGCGCTACCGACATTTAGTAAGCCTTTAGCAGTCTTGTTCTCTGTTTTATCTGCGAGATAGTCTGCACCTAGTCCAGCAGCAATAGTCAATGGATTTAGTCCTTTACCGAGAAATTTACTACCAAACTTTGCCACTTTGCTGCCAGTAGAAACTGCTGACGTTGCACTCTTGGCAGTGTTTACACCATTCCATACACCTGGAAAACCTGCTACACTGCTTGCTGCTGGTTTTGAAACAGCGGCTGCTGTTGTTGCTACTGACTTTGTACCTCTTATTTTGCCCAGTAATTTGCTGCCAGCTGACAAGCCCGCTTTACCGTACTCCTAGGATATTTCTTCCAGCAGTGAACACTTGATTGACTGCAATAGCACCAGCTATGATTGCAACAATCTTACCGATCAAATTCACCGCAGTCAATATTTTACCGATAGTAGAATTTGGATTATTCATTTTCTCAGTAGCCCATTTAGACAAAGCAGTATAGATTTTACTACCAATGTCGGTATTAGTAATAAAATGGTAGGCTGCCAGCATGGTAGCACCAAGCATGACTATTTTGCCGAACAATGTCTTACTGAATATCTTCAAACCATTCCATATCAGTTTTAGTGGCACCGAAATAAGCTTAGTCATTACAGAAAAGCCAACTTTGACTATACCTACTATTGGTTTGATCAGTACGCTAAAACTTCCCATGAATGAGTAGAGCTTGTTTTCTAGACTTCTGCCTACAGCAGAAAATGCATTAGAAAGAGACTGTCCAAGCGATTCTAATGCGATGAACATTTTTTGATTTACCACATTCAATCCTGTATCGATAGTAGTAGTCAGCAAAGACAATGTCGAAGTCTGCTTTCTAGCGATTACTGCATTTTCTTTGCTAGTAGCTTCGTGCATAGTTTTTAATGTAGTAGAATCGTCTTTTGACTGGCGTTTCTGTGTCTTAGCGATTTCTAAAGATTGTGTACTTGCTTGTTGAAGTCTCTTAAGTTGTTCGAATGTCTGTTCATCAGTCTTCTTTCTAGCTTCAGAATTGTCTCGCAAGTCCGACAACAACACTGTCTGATTACGAGATTCTTGTAAAGCTGCTTCTAGTGTTACACCGAGACTGAATTCAGATGACAATTCGTTCATAAATTTATTTATTGAATATATAATCTATATGTCAAATGTGACTTCTACAGTAAACAATTACTCTGGCAATCAGTTCAAAGTGATCTTCAACACTTGGCCTAACTTGACAGGCAAAGAACTTGATACTGTTGTGTTTGACAACAACGTTGTAGCATTTACTATTCCTGATATTAGTGGACCGTTGCTGAACACACAAATAGGACACGTTAAACAACTTCATCCTAATCCTGTTGGATATAGACAGTTAAATGCGTTCAACGTGACTTTTCGTGTGGACGACAGACTGTTGAACTATTATGCAGCAAAATGCTGGATTTCTGGTTCTAGAGTGGGTGAAAGAAAGTCTAACAAGAATCTACCGTATGACTATCTAAGATGGAACAGAATTGAGACAGTTGAACTTCAGAATCTTGACAACGCCGAACATGTAGTTTCTAGAATGCTTTTCAAGCGCGTATTCTTGACTAACTTAAGCAATCTGACTCTTCGTTATGGTCAATCAGAAAACTCTACATTTACATGTACATTTGAATATGAAATGTGTGACTTTGAAACATTAGTAGAAGATGTCAATGTTACAGAAGTTCATACGGGCATAAACTAGAACAAGCAGTCATCAATGACTGCTTTTATAATGTAAACTATATAGTTGTACTTTATATTAAATTGTTTGCGTCTTTTGAGTCAAGCATATTCAGCCATTCATTCATGTGCTTAGTCGATTCTAGCCAGAAGTCCGCATGATTGCACTGACTATATTGATAGTCTAGAATTTCATTGTACTTGTCTTTCTTACACAATTTCCAGAACATTTCATCAATTTGATCTATTGTCCAATCGTCATAATACTTGCACGCTGGATGAATTTCTCTGTATGGACTGTCGTCATTGTCGTGAAACACGGTGCCAATGAACACTGCTCCAGATGCGCAAGCTTCTGTATATCTCAACGCAGACTTGCACTTATTGAACTCGTTGTCGACGATACTTGCTATGCTGAAGTCTGCAAACTGCTCTTGAAACAGCCTAGGAAACGTCTGCGAATTCACCCATTGAATGAACTTGATCTTGTCTTTGATGCACTCCCAGAAAAATGGCAATGCCCCCATGCAGACGAAGTCGATCTTGTCTTCTTTGACATTCTTGATTACCCAGTCACATAGAGCTGTATTCCAGTCACCTTTCTTTCCAGCAAGTCCAGCAAATCCGTTGGGTTCATTTGGAGAAGGTTGTCTTGGTGGAATCGGATTGATGTAGTGTGTAGGACTACCAGAATATATTACTCTTGGCTTCTTCAAGTCCTCAGCAATGTGTTTCTTTCTGGGAAAGTTCCACAAGTATCTAGGTACTACGTTCTTCACTGTAACTACATTGTTTACATTGAACACTTTTTCGAATGCTTTCTTGAGATAGTCAGTAGATACAACTATCAAGTCCATCAATGGCAATATTTCTCTCAAATTCTTTTCTAGTTCTTCTAGATTGATATGCATGCTGCTAAGATTGTAAGAAGGAATTCCGTCTTCTTTGTCTTTCGGTCCAAGCCCCGTCTTGAAAATCAAGTCGTCGATTTCAAAAACCATCTTATAGCCATACTTTGGCTGCAATGCTTTGTAACGCTTTACAACATCTGTATGAACCTTTGATACTGGACGTTGAAACACAATAGACTTACTATGTGCAAGCAAATTTGGATCAAACGTAAAGATAGGCATGATTATTGGAATCACTCCAGTGTCAATTCCGTCAAAATACATCGCATTGTATCTAAGTCTTACATGAGAACAACCGACTGTTGTCTCCGAACGTATATCAACGCTAAATTCTTTCCATCAACTTTAACAGTATTGCAGTTAAGCATTTACAACCTCAAATTTTCTTATGGCTTATATATCGAAAAAAAGCAACACTTAAGTGTTGCTTTTTGTAAAGTCTATCGTTTACTTGCCGTTTAGTCAAAACAATTTGTTATTAAGAATGAACATCTTATTAGCTTCAGTCAGACTAATTTTGTAACGCTTAGCATACATTTCAGTAAGCGCTTTGTTACAGGCATTTATTAGCATGCTCTGAAGTGATTCATTTTTAGCATTCAAGCGCTTAATAGCAAGTTTGACATACTTGTTTATTCCTGAAAACGGTTTATTTTTCAAGTCAGCAATCTTATTAGTAAAATACGGATTGACAAAAGCCAAGTTAAACGCTGCATCCAACGCATCACGCTGTCTAGATGTTTTCATTTGCGCCTTAGCGGGCTGTATTATTCTATTCCTAACAATTTTAGTTAGTTCTTCAAATATTCTTTTTCTAGCTTTGTCTGAATTACCGATTACCCACTGTTCTAGATCATCGTCATATTCAATGACTTGTTCAGCGATAGCTTTTTTGACAAATTTGTCAATTAGATCATTTATTTCGGGCAAAAGATCTTCATAATCTGCTTTACCCTGTTCTGCACGTGCCAAATACTTAGACACAGATTCGTCGTTAGCAGACTGTTTGCTTCTTGCACCAGTATACTTAGCCGGGCGCATAGGACCTTGTGCGATGTAATCTTTGACAGGTTCTTCGTCTTCACCATAAGCTACTTTCGGAGAAACGTCTTCGATTGATTCATAGTCTTCATCGTCAACTTCAATTTTACGCCCATCTGGAAGTGTAGCATGAACTACTTTCTCAGAGAGTTGATGTATAGAGTCATCTTCATCAAAGAAACGAGAAGCGACTTTGTAAAGATACTTTTCTGCGAGCAGTTTTGTATTCATAATAATGTATAACTCCTAATTTGCAAATAGTTATATTATTTTATATATACTGGCAATTTATGGTTTTCAGCCATTTCGTACCAGTCTTTTTGAACTCGAGTCAATCTTTTCATTAGACTTTTATTAGAAAGTATAGCTTTTTTCTTTTCTTTGCAATTAGTTTCAGTTACTGTTACATATTTTATCAAATCTTCATTGTCTTTGTATATGTGTTTGACTATATACTGTTCATAGTCGCTTTGTTCATCGAACAATACTATCGTATTATTCAAAGCGGCTATGTAAAGCAAAGGTGACACATATTTTCTATACGAATATGTTCTGTCATAATATATTACAAAATGTGCTTTAGCAAATAAGTCGATAATTGTGTTTTTGCGTTCAACTAGCTTATTTTGAAAATAGTCATTTGTCAAGTCTATGTTGTAAATATGTTCATTCTTGGCGTCTATTTCATAAAATTCATTTTCATATATGACAATGTTGACATTTTCGTCTTTCTGAACACAGTTAGTGTTTTTGAAACTATAAGCGCACATCAATGCTATAGGCCAGTCATTCATGTCAAACTGTTCATATATTCCGTGTATCTTTATGAATGTCTAGAATGATTCGTCTGTTGTTCAAGTATGGTTGTCCGCCGTTGACATAGAATAGCAGATCGAACTTCATAGCGACTTCTGAAAAAAGAACTTGTTGATTAGTCCAAGTGTCTGCAGAATCATGTTGAATGCTTTGTACATATTGTTCTATGTCATTGTAAACTTTTGTTATACTCTCTTCGATAGAGAGTTTTGTACAGTCACATATAAGCAAATGGTGATCTTTTTCAATCTGTTTAGCTACTTCTATAAATGTATCTTGATCACCTACATATGATAGTACTTTTTCATATTCTTCAGTATTTCTATTTTTCAACTGTTGTATAATTTCTTCTTTGCTTTTTATGATAAGAACAAATAGACACGACTGTCCGATATTGATTCAAAGAAATATGTCTATTGAACTTCTTAGCATATACTATGTCAGAAAGTTCACCTCTGTCTAACACAGATAGTCCGAATCCAATTGTATTTTTGTCTAAGTCCGTTTAGCGATAGTCGTCTTGCCTACACCATCACAACCTTCTAGCACGATATGTGTAATAATTTTGTTTTTCATACAGATATAATATAGTCAATTCTTGTTTAAGATGTCAATTCTGTCCTGTCTAGACAACAGTCTCTGATTGGTGCTGCCTCTAAATTTCAACATAACATTCTTCTGTGATTCTATGAATGGACCATCAACTAGCATGTCGACATTTTCTAGAATCTTGTCAGTAACTCCATCTATGTACTTTCTTTGTCCTACTTGCAAGTCTCTTTCGAAGACATATCCAGTATATAGCCATACTGTCTTGTCTGTACGCTCTTGCTTGAACTTCTCTATAAGCCCGCACACTGTAGGCTGATTCTCTTGTTCCATCGGATCACCACCAAGTATAGTCAAACCTGAAATGTAAGATTTCTTGCAAGCTTCTATTATTTCATTTTCTTCGATTTCTGTAAAAGGCGCGCCATAGTCGAAGTTCCATGTGACTTCAGAAAAACAGCCTTTGCAATGATTTCTGCAACCAGACACAAACAATGACACTCTGACACCATCACCATCTGCCGTATCAATAAACTTGATGTTTCCGTAATTCATAGAATATTTACAAATATAGTAAAGTTATGTCAAGTATACATTTTGCCAAACTGTTCAAGTGTCTCTATCTCGTCTTCAGACAATTTGAAATAGTCATAAAACATTTCATCAGACCATTCATGCGAATAGTCGTTCATGAATGGCAACAAATGAGCAGCCACGTGCTGTCCATTTCTCGTCAAATAATTGCAATATTTCATGAATTTAGTATTGCAGCTTTGATGCCAATTCTTGAATTCTTGATCAGTCATGCTGACTGGTTTCAACTTTTTGATTAGTCTATACTGAGGTGTTACCACGTCAAACTCTTTTTTTGTTCCTGGATTCCCATGTATAGTAGAAATCTTGATATGACTGTATAGATTGTCTATTTCTTTATTGTATACTTTCATAATAGTTTTGTCAAAAATACTTTTGACTTTGAGACTAGTCATGAACACTATTCTGCTATACACATCACTTTCAATAGTTTTGTCAATATAGTAAATTCCTACATTTTGAAAGAAAGCTGCGTCAAATATGGCTGAAGCTTCAGAAGCCGTTAACAGGTTTAAAGAAACGATGCGTCTAGATATTGTATTTTCAAATCTTTGATAAGTAGTCTTTTTTATAGACATTACTGCTGGCAGATCTAACAACCAGCCGACTGGACTTATGTTGACTGTTTTATCACAAACTTTAAGTACTTTTTCTATAATCTGCAAATGCAGTGTCTTATTATATGGCGGATTCATGATGCAGACATCAAACTTCATATCGTTCTCTTCGAGTAACTTATCTATATTCTTCCAGTCATTGAATAGAATTGCAGTGTCGTCAGAACCATATTTCTCATTGTTGACCTTTTCAAGAAACTTGTCATATTTCTCTTTATTGTCTGTAATGTAAGTGACAGAATTGTTCAATGCGTACAATTCTGCGCAACTTTCTAACCGAATTACAAGAATCTTCTTATTTGCAATTGTAGCTACTTTCCGTTCAGTACCAAGAATAGGAAAGTCACAATCGAAAGGACTTGCCTACTTTCTCAATAAACTTGAGATCTAATACATCATTGTAATCAAGTTCAATATTCTCTTTCTTCATAATGTAATTCCTTTATTTTGGTTTATTACAATATAATAAAAATCACCAGACAGTAAACTGTCTGGTGTCATTGTTTACAAAGATTTACATATTGTCAATAATCTCTGTTATGCCATGTTGTCACATAGTCAGTGTAATCACTTTCTTCTTTACTTCTTATTATTTCGTCTGCGTGATCATTTATCCATTCTTCTGCATATTGTTTAGCTGACTTCTTACAAGAGTTCAGCACAACATTATACTCTTCATCTGTCAAGCTAAGCATCTGCTTAAACTGTTCTTCGCTGACAATTTTGTCATTGACTTTTAGTTTTATGACTTCAAGATCGATGTCGAATTCTGTCAATTCCGTTCCACCTTCCTCATAAGTAGCGTATGTTGAACCAAACGGCACAATTGTAGCTTCACGATCTTCAAACTTTATGTCACCAAAATCAATTTCAAACACGATGTCTGCACCGTCATCTGTTGGTTCTGCGTCACGCATTTCACAAATGCATTCCATAGCGTTGACGGTCACTGTTCCACAAAGCTGTTTTGCACTAAGATCATCTTCTAGTACTTCAGCATCATATTGTTCATTATCTGTAATAGATTCGCTAAGCAGCATATAGACACCTCAATATTAATATAGTATAGTATATATTTGCAAAAGTCTATCTATTTGATAAAGTTGTCATTCCGTTCGCTTGTTCGTATGCTTTGTTTTCTTCTGCAATCATCTTTGCGGTAATTTGTTCAATCAATTGATACTCTGAATACAGCGTATCATCTGTAACTTGGTAGTTTGTGTATTTAGCTATGCTAAGTATAGATCTTAACAAGTTTCTGATGTCTATCTTGCCCAGCAAATCTTGTTCATCGAAATGCCACTTTAGGTTTATAGTATGACCGCAGTGCTGACATGTTACCGGCAGTTCTTCCTGGATTCCACATTTCATTTCGTTGACTAAGCTCAACAATCTTACATAACTGTATGCATCAAGCTGCAATACCGTAGCACACGCTAGTTCTGCTGAACCAAATACACCTACTAGATTGCTGTAGTTCAACATTCTTGACAATTCTAGGTCTTTTAGATTGTAGACTGGATCACATGTCTTTGGTGGACGCACAGTAACGGGCTTGTCAAATACTTTCGTTTGAACAGAAAACGAAGAAATTTCATCCAGCTGCAGTTCAGAAAGTTTTATGTCAAATGTTGCAGGCTGTCCACAGTTTTCACACTTCTCGATCTTAAACTTGAATGCGTTATCTGCAGCAACGAATGATCCAGATCTAATGTAGAATATCAAGTAGTCTCTGTCTGCGACATACAGGTCGTTAAATGACAGATTTGTGAACTTAATGCATCTTTTGACAATCTGATCAAGAATATGCCTAGCATTATTTTCATCGAGCATAGCAAGAAGCTTAGCATCGCCGCACAGTAAGCATTCTTGCTTCTATCTTTGCATTTTCTGGATAAGCTAGACATTTAGTCGGAAAGAATGACTTGTCTATTTCTACATAGTTGAACATGTTTTATGTATTATACGTCGCGTTTGTCTTCATAGACCGCTTTCAGCACCGGAAAACGAAGACTCCATAATCCAGATTGATCTTGTGTAGGCTCAAAGTATTTGACTGTGATAGTCTTGCCAATGATGTGTTCAGGATGTGCATACCAGTCTTTACGTTGTTCTTTGCTCAATCCAGAACCGACATTGACTTTACAGCCTTTATATTCGATTATCAACGACTTTACACCAATATACTTGACATTTCCTTTGCCTGGCTCTGCTGTAGTCATTTCAGAAATTTCTACATCTTTTACTACCCATTCTGCGTCTAAAAACTTTTTGACCTTCAATAAAGTCTTCAACCTGCCAGTCTTGAATTCTTCATTTTTTCGCAACATGAAGCCTTCCCAGTTTCCAGTGGCTACATATCCAGACCATTTGTCAAAGTCTTCTTGACTGTGTAAGACTTCTTGTTTTAACACTTTCAATGTCTTGAACGCGTTTCCTTCAATCATGTCAAGCATGTGTCGATAACGCTTGTCAAAATTTGCAGACTTAGTCTTTCCTAGAAACTCGTCTTCTGTAACAAAGTCAAACAACTGATAGCACGGATTAGCAATAGTCCAGTCTTTGCGCCTGATTTCTTTCAAAATAGACTGAAAGTCTTCATTTTCATTATCGTCTACTATGCATCCTTCTCCGTCAGCATAATATGTACCATCATGTTCGTTTCTAACTAACCACTGTAGTGCTGGAATGACATTGTTTAGCGTTGTAATAGGCTTGCCCTGTCGAGAAATGAACTCTACAGAAACATCATTGTTTCGCTTGACAATCTTAGCAACAGTTCTAATTCCATCACACTTGCGGCTAGCAAACCATGTTCCATCTACTGGATTTACACCCTTTACACTCTCTAGATGACAAGCAAGTGTTACTTCGAAAGGCTTACTGCTAGTCAATCCTGTGAGCTTCTTAAACGATGTAAATGAAAAACCAATAGTAAGCTTCTTGTTCAAGATAGATTTCAGAATGTTTTGATCTTCTTTTACAAAACTTTCAATACAAGCTACTACAGACATTATTGCTGTATTTCCCGTCAAGTTTCTGCTAGCTAGCTCTTGCAATAGACTATGAAACACAGAATAGTCATCGTCTATCGTCTTTGTTCCAGAATTATTGATTTCGAACTTGTGTACACCATACTTTATCTGCGGATCATAACAGTCAAGATAGATCTGTTTGATAGTGTCATTTAGGTTTAGCTGCATAATAACTGTCTTATCAGTCATTCCAGCAGCATGTTCGATCTTTTCAAAAATTTCATGAATCTTCATAATTACAATATAGTAAAGTTAATTGTTCAATTTCTTCTTTAGTTAATTCAAAATAGTTGTATAAGTCTTATTCAGTCCAATGTTTGTTAAAGTCTAATGCTGGAACAAACTGCCATGGCGCTCTTTGATTTGCTCTTGACAGTCTTGCATATCCGTGACATTACTCTACTGTTTAAGTAGTCAAAACAATTCTTTGCTTGCTTAGCAGTATCAAAGAAAATGACCTTGTTAGTATTAGTTTCTCTTGGCTTAATGAACAGTTTAACATGTGTAGATTGCTAAATTACCAGCAAAATCTATGTCAAACAATTCATTCGAATTATTGACTACTTCTAAATCAACTATATGTTTGCTCACCGAACTCTCAAACTTATAATAACTGCTGTTCTTCTTATGTTTAGCAAACGGGTCTTGCAACCAACGAACTGGATTTATACTAACACAAAAGTTTGTATAACGTAAAACTTTTGACAATATCTATAAATGCGAATCATAAACATATGGTGGATTTATGATACAGATATTAAACATTTTATTCACAAATTGCAATATAAAAAGTAAGGCAAGACGCGTGAACATCTTGCCAACTAAGGATCGATTACTTAGCTGTCCTTTTTGTTAAATATGCGTCTTTCTATTCTTTATGTCAGCAAGTCTACCGCTGATTTACTGAATTTCCAGACGAAAGATACCCACAAACTCTCACTACACAAGTAAGTTTTGACAAGTCTTCATTTCCACAGTTGTTGCAATGCCAACGAAGCTTCTTGTTTTCGTCTTCAACAAGTACTACATTTCCATCAGTGTTACAGCTAGAACAATGACAAGATCCAGAATTGTTGATCTCGCAGTACACTATGTTGTCATAAATGTATTTGATTATCGTAAGAATAGCTTCTTTGTTTTGTGTCACTGGTGCTTCAATGTACGAAATTGCTCCACCAGTAGAATACTTTTGAAACTCTGTTTCAATGTCAATCTTCTTGAAAGCATCCATTCCGTCTTCAAGACCAAACCATACAGGTACATGATAACTGTTTGTCACAAAGTTTTTGTCTGTTATGCCTGGAATATTGCCGAACGCTTTTTGTAATGACAAACTAAATTTCAATGTCACGCTCTCTTCAGGTGTACCGTACAAACTGTACCCAATATGCTCAATTGAATCCCACATTTCACAAGATTCTTTAAGTTTTTTCATAATTTTGACAGCGAGTTCATGCCCATTTTCATCCCATATATTCTTGCCTGTCAATACTTTGACAGTTTCCCAAAGTCCAACATAACCTAATGACAATGTTGTATATCCACCAACTAGCAATCTGTCAATAGTTTCACCTGGCTTAAGTCTTGCTAATGCGCCGTGTTGCCAAAGCAAAGGTGCTACATCAGACTTTACACCAACAAGATGTTCATGTCTAAGACGCAGCGCTCTATGGCAAAGTTCGAGCTTTTCACTAAGCATATACCAGAACTTTTCAAGATTTGGCTTACCGTCTTTGTTTCTAGATTCAAGCGCAACATATGGCAAATTTAATGTCACAACACCTTTGTTCGCTCGCCCATAAAATTTAGTTTCTTTGGTCTTCGGATCTTGCCATACAGACAAAATTGAACGACATCCCATTGTTGGAAAGCAATAGCCTTTGCCTTTCTTGTCTTTCTTCCATGACTTCATTATCTTTTCAGAAATGTAGTCGGGCACCATACGCTTCATGGTGCATTCTGCAGCAAGTTCTGTAAGATAATAGTATTTAGATTCTAAGTGAATGTTGTCTTCTTCTAGAATGTAAAGCAACTTAGGAAATGCTTGTGTGATAGGTTCACCTTTTTCATTTTCAATTCCATCAATGCGTTGACGCAGTGTTTCTTCGATGATCAACGCCAAATCATTCTTTGTCTGTTCATCAGAAACTTCACCGAGATACATACACACAGATACAAATGGAGTTTGTCCATTAGACGTAGAAATTGTATTAAGCTGATAGTTAAGTGTCTTGATACCGTCTTTGATGTCTTTAATCGTTTCTTGTTCAATCAATTGCTTAAGTTCATCTTCAGATAACTTATTAATGATTTCAGCATTGTGTTCTTTATGAAATTTCAATAATTCTTCACGTGTCTTTTGTACAAACGGTGCAAGATGCGACAAGGTGAAAGTCTGTCCACCATATTGAGAACTAGCCACGATTGCAGAAATTTGTGATGTGACAGTAGCAGCTTTTGAAAACATGTGAATGTCATGAATCTTCTTATTGTTAATTACTGTACCGTTCTGCAACATGTCTTCTAGATTTATTAGACAGCAATTACTAATAGGTTGCGCAAAGTAGTCTGTGTCATGAAAATGAATGATTCCATCAGCGTGCGCTTTAGAAATGTCAGCTGGTATAAGATAACGCTTAGCTATATCTTTGGACACTTCACCAGCAATATAGTCTCTTTGTGTAGAAACGATCGTAGGATTCTTGTTAGCATTTTCTTGCTGAACTTCCTCATTGTTGTCAGACAATAAAGAAAGAATTTTGTCGTCAGTGGTGTTCTTTCTATTGTCAAGATACTTTCTGTATCGGTATGTAATGTATTCAGTAGCCACGGCATATTTTCCAGCAGCCATTATAGAATGTTCAACTATTTCTTGAATGTCACCAGAATTTACAACATGTATTTCCTGCTTGCATCTGTTCTCAATGTCTTTTACTATTTCTTTAATTTCATTTGTTGTAAATCTGTCATCTAGTCTTACTTTTTCATTTGCTCTTGAAATAGCTTCTATAATATTCTTCTTGTTAAAGTCTACTTCAGAACCGGTCACGCTTACGAATCTTCATACTTCCTCTTATACTTTCAATCGATAATTCTATTTATCGAATTATGACAAAAGTAACACATTAAGTCTACACTAAAACAAGTATCATTAAGATACTTGTTCAAATTTTCTATGACAATATAGTAAAATATAATTGTTTGCTTATTACATTACTATTCCTAGTTCTTTTTCTGTCAATACCTTGAAGATGAAACCGTTCTTATAGCAATAGTCTCTAGCAGCAGTCCATTTCTCATTGTTTCTCTCTATTACTTTACAGCGTTCTTGCCATGAAGCAAGACGTTTCTGTGTAGGTCTTTTTGGTGGTTTCGGCATTATTACGTTGCCATTCTCATCAAGTCTAGCAGTCTGACTTTCTGGCTTTACTTCTATGATGAACTTCTTGACAGATCCATCACGGCACTTAGTAATCATCACAAAGTCTGTAATGTAAGTGTGGGTCTTGCCATCTTGTCTACTGTAGTATGGTATCTTGACTATCTCAGATCCATAAGCTAACACATTCTCTTGTTCATCACAGAAACTGCAAAGTCTTCTTTCCCATGAACTACGAAAAGTAATCGGTTTAGCGTCAGGAATCTTGCCGATTGTAGTTGAAGCATTTGTCAGGATTTTTCGGGACAAATGTTCCATTTATGTAGTCTTTGGAAAATATTGACATTGCCTATTTCTGTTCAGTATTCTCTTGTTTCTTTGGAGTTATGTCAAGATACTTAGCTGCACCTTTGAACTTGTCAAGATACTTTTTAGCAAGTTCATATGTGATAGGAGCTACAAGAATGCCATTTTTTAGAACCGGAGTAATACATCTATCCAAAAAGCTATTTAGCTTTGTCAAAGCTTTGTTGACTATACCGTCAGTATCTTCTGTCTTTCCACAAATGTATATCTTTCCTTCTTCAAGATTCATATACAAGAAATACTTTCTCACTGACTTGTCGGACTTGTTTCTTTCATCTGCGTCGATGTCAGATTTCTGAGTTGACTTTTCACTGGCTCCAACTTGCTTTGTAATTTCAGTATTTTCATCTTCTTTGAGCAATATAGTTTTAGTGAAAGTCTCTATGCTTTCATCAATCTCGTTCTCTATGCTGTTAGCTCTGTCAATCTCTTCTTTGATTAGATCACCGAAAACACGTACTATCTTAGGTATGCTGTACCTCAACTGATCAGATACGTAATTTACACACTCAAAAAAGTTCGTCTTCTTGTTGGACATCTTTTGCATAGCTATGTAGTCGGATATGCTATCTAATGCTTTGTCTGTAAAAGCGTTTTCAGTCATTTTTCTAGTCTTCATATATGTTCAGCCTTTTCAAAAATGTTATTATCTTATTGACGTCGTTTTGTCTAGCTGTGGCGTTTAGCCAGTTCCAGACTAGTCCAAGTTGTTCGTCTTTCTTGTCAATGTCTTCAATTGTCACATGCCCGTGTTTTACAAGATTGTCTATCACGTAAATCAAGAATCTCTTAGAAGCAGAGTCTTTGAAAGCAGAAATTGGTGTCTCGTTCAATAGCATATAATTTATTTATTCATAAAATACAAAAAATCCTGGCTTTTCAGCCAGGATTGAAACTGTAATGTAAATTATAGTTTACCCTTCAGAAGAAGAGATAGTAGAATTCTGTCTGTTGATTGTAGTAGTAACCTGAATGAATTCAATAGATTCTGCAGGAATTACTTGAATGTTGACATAGACTAGGTGAGAATCGTCAGGATCAGGCTTCACGACTACGCTCTTAGCAATGATTCCGCCAGCAGCCATAATGTTGCTCAAGAACGAATCTACTGTAGAAAGCATAGTGCTTCTTGTAGTAGAAGTGTTGTTCTGGAACAAGAACGGTACCAGCATGTTCTCAAGATGCTTTTCGATGTAATTGATCAAGCCGCGAACATTGATTCTGTTTAGTGCACTTGTCTTCTTCAAAGCAGTCTTTTGTCCATAGATTACTTCACCATATCCAGCACAAGATCTAGAACAGTTGATGTTTGCGTCATAAAGTTGTCCGATTTCGATATCAGACAGCTTCAGAAGCTGCCCATTGCTGTAGTCAATTGTACCGTTAGTCACACCAGCAGGCGCCATCCACGGAATGCCAGCCACCCAGCACCTAGCATGTGCAACAGCCATAGCAACAGACTTAGGCAGATACACCCAGTTAGAAGTGTAAGAGTCATAGTATCTGTCGTAACCAGCTTGACACGCAACGTAAGAACCATTCTGGAATGTGAAAAGCTTTCCTTCAGAAAGTGCCTTGTAAGCAGTCTTAGCTGCCTTAGACGTAACCTGAATGAAACCGATGTCCATTCCTCTGTCAATTGCTATGTTAGCAATTCTGTTCTGCATTGCAGCATACTTCTGTCTAGATTGGAATGTCTCGATAGGCTCTACGTTGAAGATGATATCAGCATCACTCTTCTGTCTGTCGCGATAGAGTTCAAGCGCAGCAGTCTTTTCTGTAATGTTGTTTTTCTTAGAGTTCTTTCCACCAGTAAGCTGATAGATCGAATATGTCTGCTTGGGCATTGCATACGTTCCAATAGCAGTCCTAGATGCAAGCACAGAACTGAGAGAAACGTAGATGTATTTAGACTGTCCATTGATTACATACGGTGCATACATTGAGTTGCCCATGCCATCCTTCACAGATGGATCGTTAGACACAAGGAATGACTCTACCGGCTCTTTGACAAGTGCATCGAGTCCAGAACCCCATACTGAAGCTTGTTGTGTCTTAGACTTGACATACACATTGATCTTGTAGACTTTCTTCCATGTCAAGTTGTTCGGATTGCTCTTATAAGACGGATTTTCAAGCCAGTCTTTGTCAACAAGGTCTTCGTCGTCGAACTGGTATTTCCAGTTGAACGCTGCAGGCTGATCAGCAAGTGCCATGTTTCCAGCAACGGCTGGTGTAATGATTGACACACCGATGTCATTTCCATATTCACCAGGTCCGACAGCTGCTATTACAAGCTGGTTGTTCTGTTCAGAAGCATAGCGTTCAATGTCACCGTTACCCGGTTCATCGACAGTCAAAATAGACTTTGTGTATCCGTCTTTGTACATTCCAGAAGGATCGTTGACAATCTCAGAAGTAGGATACGCCATGAGACGTTTTACTTTGTCAGGATTCTTGTTGTAAGTCCAAGGCTGATAGATTGGTTCTGGATGACGTGAAATATATGCAGACTTGATCACTTGCTTTCCTGCAACACCATCGTCGTTGTCAAAGTAAGTGTTGAAGATGTACCTAGACACATATACGCCATCTTGCTTATTGTCTGTGTCATTCGGATTGTTAGCAAAGATGATTCTTGTATTGATTGTGTTAGAAGTCGGATCATACGCTTCAAAGAGCTTGTAGCCAGACGTGTAGACTTCTGAAACATCCTTTCCATACTGATTGTAAGCAAGCTTCTTTATTCTATCATAGTCGGCTGCTGTAATGTCATAAGCACTGTAGCCGTTGTCAGCGATTGTCTTGTAATGTTCAGAAACTGACTCACTTAAGTCGCCAAGATAGCTGTCTTCAGCATCTACATAGACGCTCGCAGAAATGCTATCTTGAACCTCAGATACAAGCTGCTGATTGTAAAGTGCACCCGTAATTTCACGGAATTGCGCACCAGAAACATGTGTCTTAGCTTCATAAGCAGAAACTGGAAGAATCTGAGAATCAATTGTAGATTCTTCGTCCCAGTCAAAGAAGTTAGCTTCAAGAACTTCTGCGCTTTCAGTGACATTGTCTGTAACTTCTTCAGTAAAGATCTTATTGATTGTACCACCAGAAGCAACAGTATCAGTAGGATAGTTGTACTTACCTTCAAATGCCGCAGAATTTACATAGAATTGAAGTGTAGTTTCTGTATTGTTAAGTGTAAGATTTGCAGGTACAGTGAGCTGTGCAAAGTAAGCACTACCAATAGATCTTGTTTGATCTACGAACATGTAAGGCTTGCTGACATTTGTAAATTCGTTCAGCTGATTTTCTGCACTAAACACGAACATATCATTCTGTGTCAATGTAGACGCAGAATTAGTAAACAGCTTATAAGCATTTCCATCAGGATTCAAAATCTTGAAGTATTTTCCTTGTGGATAGTCTGTAGCTTTCGTATTAGCTGTATCGTCTCTGACAATTCTCATTGCAGGTTCTTGATCGTCCTGCAAGTCATGATAATACAGTGCATAACCATTGTCAACAAGACAGAAAGCAGAATTTGTGTTTATTCCATCATAGTTGTCATTGTCTACTTGTACAGCATTGTCGTTTGCAGCAGTGAATGTCTGCCAATTGGCATCTTTAATGCTCGCGTATTCAACATGCCCCTTCATTGGGTCAAGCAACTTGATCTGTGTATTTCCATCTTTGTCTACATATTCAAACGACTGAACAAGAGAATCGATCTTGCAGTCTTTAGCAGCAGCGTCTTCATACGGATATTGAATAAATCCATAAGCTTCATCGCCTTGTGTAGCGCGAACGGCGTAAAGCTGTGGAGAAGCCTGAAGATAGAGATCTGCAGCAAAGTGTCCATAGTCAGTTTCAGACTCGGGATCACCGAAATTCTCATGGAATTTAGTGATCGATGTGCTAAGCACTCTCTGATTGACATAGCCTTTGTTAGCATTAAGAACAATCGCCCCTACGCCGTCAGAAACTGTAGTATTTGCTTGGATAGAATTGTCTATTTCCGAAAAACCGGATACCTGGATAACTCCATTTTACGGCCATAATAAACCTCAAATTTTAATAATTCTAATAACTTCACTCACGAACATATGATAATCATTATATATTTATCATGACTGAATATGTTTGTAAAATTTGCAATAAATCGTGTAAAGACACCCACAGTTTAGCTATACACATAAGTTAGTTATGCTGACAGACGCTGGAGTATTGGAAACTTATATAAACAGTTAGGATTTACTTTGATAAGTAAAACTAAACCGTCATATTATTATATTGTAGACTATAAACGTCAAAATAGAATGAACTTTCAAAAGCATAAGCTTGTAGCAGAAGGATTTGATATGAACAAGACTGAACACGAAATCATGCTAGAAAGAAAAATCTATAGAATCTATGACTGTGGTTCATTGAAATTTAAATTCAACAGATTGACATAAAAAATAGCAGTAAACTTTTGTTTACTGCTTAAGACTATTTTCTTGTTACTTTCTAGAACAGTTTTGGAATGAAGAAGTTCTGATCAAGCTCAATTACTTGTCTGATTTCTTCACCACATGTACAGGTAAATGTAGCGGTCCTATCACAAATGAATGAATATTCGTCAAGCTTATGTATAATGAAGCAGAATGTAGGTGCATCAGCATTCTTTACATAATCGTATGCTGACATCAGGTCGAGCTGTTTTCCGTTAATCGACTTGACATAGCTCGCAAGAAGCATGAACTGATCATCGATTGGCTCGAACAAAGCTGGATTGTTCTTCAATCTCACAATTGCGTTTTCAGTACCTATTGTAGGAAATGTAAACTCAATCAAGTCTTCATTCGGCATCTTGATTTGTTTAGATGGAAGCTTCTTGTCATAGTGAACAATGTTTAGCTTGTCAAAAGTGTATTCTTGAACAGTCTGCGCTCCACAGATAGGGCATGTGCATTTCACTTGAATCGGCTTTCCGTGGTATGTTATGTCACGAATATAGTACAAAAACCAAAGCTTGTCATTAGCAAGAATCTTTGTAACATCAATTCCAGTAATTCTTCTGCTTAGAATCTTGAAGATCACTCCATTTGCATTGTTGTCGACAATATTCGTGATGTCTTTCAAGTCCATGCCAGTAAATGGTGTCAAGTAAATGTCGTCTGTATAGAACGCACCTCTTGATGGCAAAAGATTCTTGTCAAGCAATTTTCCTACATGTTGTGGCTTTGCTTGTGTCTGCTGTGCAATCAGTTCGTCTGGTGTCAAAGCTTGATCTTCTTCAATGATTCGCATACGATAGCCTCAAATTCAAAATAGTATACAGTATTATTATGCAAATCTATTTATCGTCTGAAAGCCAGTATGGATCAAGTCCAGTAAGAACAAAGTCTACACACGCTTTGGTATGTTCTCTATACCATTTGTCAGTTTTCTTGTCATCACTAGATACAAGCTTTAACGAGAATTCTTGTCTTGTTCCACTTATAGCTATGTCTATGTCATTCTTGTTTGCTACTGTCAAACTAAATTCTGTGTCAGTCTTGACAGTAGTATCAAAATTCAACTGTGAACTTTCTGTCTTTAATGTTTCATAGTTGTCTGTGTCGTTTATCGTCAAGTACGCGGAAGTTGCAGAAAACCCGACTGAATTGGCTGAACCGTTGATTCCGAAACTCTTTAGAAAATGCATCTGGTACAAAGCTACAATACTTTACAAAATACACCGGATGTCCGTGTACACTCTTAACTGAATCTTCTGAAAGTCCATTAGTAATCAGTCTGTCGGTTGACATGAAATCATTGTAGTATTCTGAATTTTGTTTGTCACTAGTCAAAATGTCAGTTCTTCCGACGTCTGCGACAAAGTTAAGTTCACTACCAAATGCTGAAGAAAATACATTGTCATAATCTTCAATTTCTGGACTAGATTTACTAGGATTCATTTTGAAAGTGTCAACGCGATACACAGTAGGAGTGTTGGTGAATTGAACTATTATTGGTGCACAATACTTGTCCTTTTCTTCTGGATCATCGTAAATTTGAATATAAACATCACCGTAGTCAAAGTCATTCAATGACAATGCAAGTTTTACAGTAGTATGCTTGTCTTTATTAAAGTCCCACAAAGCTAGAAATGAACATTCTTTCAAGTCTGCTCGATCAGTCTGTGTAGCATCAATAGTCGCCTTGACGGTGTCCATTGTAAATCTATTTGTTAGATAGACATCTACATACCTAAATGACTTCATCTTGTATTCATAGTTTACAGTAATGCAACTGTAAGTATGATTATATAGTGTTATTTGTTCATCTTTAGAATTTGTGAATATGAAGTTCATAGAACTGTCGTTCTCGTACACGACAAGCTTTCTATCTTCATCTAATGAATCTTTATCACGTAGCAGCAGTACTATGTCTTTGTTAGTGCTCATCTAGTCATCTTCCATACGAATAGCACAACTTGAGTCTCACTACCGAAATCTCATTTGGCAAAGAGTAATTGACGATGTTGTTATTGTCGTCTAGTATCGAATCTTCAATGATGTGTTTGACTACTTTGTAGTTTTCTACATAGTCATCTGTATCAAGTGTACTGGCAATCATGTTGAATGTCTTTTCGTTTAGCGCTAAAGGATTCTGCGTACTTTTTCGACGTAAGTATGTCAATTTTCTTTCTTCGGACGTAACACTTGAAGCAAGATGTCCCTTATAGTCATATGAGTTCTTTGTCAATTCTGCAGTGTACGGCAAAGCTACTGGTGTCGCAATTGTACTTTCTACGGGCTTTATTGAGTTCAAATTGTCAAATACTTTACATAGTGCTACATGCTGTTCTGCTGGTGTAATGTCTGGCATTACAGAATAGAACTGAGCTTCTTCTGTATTGATCTGCAGATACATAGTAGCGCCAGCTATTGAATCGACATTGAACGTGTAGTTTGCGTCATTTAGCGTTATCTGAATTCTACCGTCAGACAGGTCCGTGACAGACTTTACTGCTACTTGAGTCATTATTGGATTTTCAATTTCGTCTGTCATGAAGCCAATTCCAATAGACTTTGCAGCTAGTATCAAAGAAGAACTCATAGCCACAGCAGTCGTATTTATGGTATAGTGTGCAGAATTGAGAATGCTACCATCGCTGCTCGAACTTATCACTATCACATTGTTCTTGTAACCATTTGTACTAGTGACATATGTCTTGTCATAGCCTTCAACGATCTTATCTTGAACTTTGTTGAATAGATAGTAATCTGCGGTGTCTTTTGTCAAGCTCGATGGCGTAATGTCTACATTGACAGTCTTAGTTGCTGCGTTCTCGTACAACATCTTCACTATGTCGCTCTTGTAGATCTTGTTGTTGAACTTCTGATTGTCTACAAGCCATTCGTAGATTTTTCCTTCGACTTCATTCTGATAGTTTGCTACATTCGAAGTTCTGTCTATCTCTACAGTGCCCACAAGATCGAAGTACTGTACAATCGGTGGAATGCAGACTGGTGTCACGCCAAACTGTAACTTATCTTGTATGTCATTGTAGATTTCATACGTATTGATGTAGAATGGATCTGCTTTGCTAGTTTGCTGGGTTCTTGCAATTTCGTCAGTTTCACCTTTGCAACATTCTGCTAAATCAGCAAGATGTGAAAGCATATCATCTTTTCCATTATACAATGTTGAAGTTCCTACAACCGAATCGTCTTCTGTAGTATAGACTTCTCTTGGCTTGTACTTGTCATTGCCGAGACTTTCGTACATGTCACCAATCACTGTGTAGAATACTGCATCTTTTGTATTGTCGCATGAAGTAGAAAATGTCGTGTCTTTATTAGTCTTGCTTCTCAATTCATTGCTTGTCCATGCTATAGCATTCAGCGCATGAATCGGCTTAGACATAGAACTAAAATAGTCATTGAAGTCTTTCTTGTTGACAAGCTGTCCTCTTGATGCAAAGTATACAGCAGCGTTGTTCTTCATTCTCTGTATAGACTCAAAGTCATCACCATTAGAAATATTTGAAGTCAATATGAACGACACATTGTCAGTAATGTCATACACTTTGCCCGGGCTATGTGCCATGATTCTGCTACTGTTTGACAAGACAGAATCAGTCACGTCTGACATGTTTGCTCCATATCCATCTGTAACTACATATTGAACATATAGAATCTCGTCTTCATCATTGAAACCGTTGTTTACTATAGCACCATCACCAAAGCTGATTCTGACTGTCTTGTCTTGATTGCTCTCAATTCTACATACGTTCAACTTCTTTGTCAATTCGTCTTCATTGTTTGCAGCTTTTACTTTCTTGTTACAGTATATGTTATCAATCTCTATGTCACATATCTTTTCTGGACTGAACGCGTCGGTCTTGTTCAGTCCTATCCCTACTTTACACCAGCCATTTGCAGGAATGTACTCATTGTTGTAGTATGCGTATGGATCTCTAAGTCCATAGTAGTTGCTGAAACTTAAGTCGTTTATGTCATAGAACTGATACGACTCAGTCAGATGTTCAGCATTTGCAATAGCATATATTTCTTTTGTCTTTACTTCACATTGGACAATCTTGATCTTGTCAAGTCCATTGACATTGCTAGTCAAAGGAATCCATCCACTCTCTATGTCACTCAGAATAGAATACTGAATTGTCTTTGTCCAGTTAGAATTGTCTATGCCATTTGCAATGTCATCAGCAGTAAGTGTATAAGAATAGCAATGATCGAGTCTAAACGGCTTGTTGTTGAACTTCAAGCTCAACTGCTCATTATTGAACCAGATTACATCACCGATTGCAGCATTTTTTGGCAGAGGTCCAACTAACTTGATAGCAATGTTTGCAGTAGCAGGTATAGCACGTCTCGGATTGTAGCCAAGATTCTTTGACAACTTGATGACGCTCGAATCAAGTCTGGCAGAATCAAAGAACATTTCTTCAGCTGTACGTCCAAGATAGAAATGTAGCATGTCAAAAGTACCAGACATCATTTCAATGTAAATTTGAAATATAGATGATGCGCTTAGATCTTTGTACTTTGGATCAGATATGATTCTGTTCTTGAACTGTTCTAACAGTTGTTCGTGTGTTACTTGCTGATAGTTTAGATTCATTGCTGCAATATCTCTTTTAAGATATTTATTGTATATTATACAATATAGTAAATTTCTTGCCAATACGTAATATGTCTGAAGCTATGCTTCAGACAGCTGCAAGCAGCTTAATAGTTTTAGTAAAGTACATTCTAATGCCTAATATAATTCTATGTATAATACTATATAGAATTCACAATAAAATCATACTACAGAATGCTCTTCTTTCCTCATTTCCGACAAGATATAATATAGTTCACTTTTTGAAGGTGAAAAAGACTGACT